CTTTTTGTAAAGTTTCTGCTAATTCAGCTTTTAAGGCTGCTTTTTCTTTTGTTTCACTGATTTCAAATGCTTTTAATTGAAGCTGTAAGATATAATCTCTAATTTGTTCAATAGATAAAGCATTAATTGTTGAATTAATTGTGCTAACTAATTGATTAATCGGATCAAACATTGGTTTTAACATGCTATTAGCAATTTCTACCAATTCACCATAAGTTGTTTCTACATTAGTTAAAGCATTTTCGAGCTTTGCATTCATTGAGAACTTCCTCCTTTAATAAATATGTATAATCTGTGTCTAAAAATGTTCTTAATTTCACAGATGGTAATTCTATTATATAATACGATTTATCTTCAAGCATTTTTAAACTAATTGAAGCATGTCCGTCTTTTTTTATTTTTAAAGCTTCTGCAGCTGGAACTGCAATAACTTTATCAAATTTTCTAAACCATACTATGACATATGGCTGAACATCTTTAAGTCCAATAAAGTCTTTTAAGCCTTCTGTTCTATCAAGCTGTGGTATTTTAGCAAAGTTAATTGTTCCTTCATTCGTTTCTTTACATTCGAGCATCCACAAATATCCATTATTCATTGCTAAGAAATCACATGGGTTTTGTGAAGTGGTCTTATATCCGCTAACCTGGTCGCTTAACCTAAAAAGGAAAGTGCCTGGAAAGCACTTCCTCCAGTCAGCTTTAAATTTTGATTCAAATTTTTTTCCGTAAACGCTGTTACTCATGATTAATCTTTTTTACACTCAGGAACTAAGTTACTAATATTTCCACGAACGAATACAACTGATTTACCATTACCGCAATTCATTGTAACATGTTCGCCCTTGCAAGAATCAGTAATTAATTTAACATCTGCTAAGTTGATGTCCATTGTATAGCTTTCGTCGACATAACTACCATTTTCAACAGTAACAGTTTCCATATTACCAAACTTATCTTTAATGACCAATTCATCATTATCCATAATCATAGTTGCTGGAACAAATGCCATATTAACTTTATCGACACTGTTTTTTGTGAATAGCATCAATCTATTAATAGCGGCAGATACTTCTTTAGCAGACAATACAACATGATGAGTATAAGCTTCAGAAATAAAACGTTTTGTAGCAATACATGGACCCTGAACTTTATTAATTAGGTCATCATCACTTGTAATAACAGCCGCTAAATATATATTTGCTGTTTCTAAAGTAATCTTAGTTCTTGAAGTTCCATTTGGAAGTGGATCTTGACCTAAGCTAAATAAAACATCATCTTTAAATAATTTAAATAACTTAACAATTTTCTCATTTAGCAAGAGTTTTACAGGCTTTTCTAAAGTAAAGCTATTGACACATGCACCAGTTGTAAATGTGAAACAACCTGTTTCATCAATGTAATACATTCTTTGAAGCTCATTGACTTCCATTTTTTTAACTTTGGCAATTTCTTTACTATTGACATTTAAAATACTATCTAAAATGTCAAAACTAATTGGCATTTCAACAGTTTTATTGTTAATTTTAATAATAGGTAAACTCATAAGTTTATCATTATCATAAATCATTGGTAATTTATATTTACTTTTACCACAAGTAACAATCAAAGCTGGGTCTTCAACAGTTAAATTGAATGTCTCAGCTGTAATTTGAGAAACAAGGTCTAAGAATAATGATGCATCAACTGTAGCAGCAAAGTTTGTTTCTTCTGCAAGGTCATATTTAACAGAGACATAAAATTCTTTATTTGTGACATTTAAGAATAAACTTGTTCCCTTAGCAACTACTTCTAAGTTAGCTGCATTTTCATCTAAGCTAACTGCTTCTTTAATTTTATTTGCAACTTCAGCAAAATCTTTTGTTTTAATAACCATTATTTATCTCCTTAAATTAGCCACATTCATATTCATTAGCATCAATATGCTCAAAAATTTCTTTTGTTAGATCAACCATTTCCCATTCACCATCTTCAAATTCTACATGAACATGGTCTGGTAAATAAATCCACTTTTCATTATTTTGACCTTCAGAAACCATATTATTTAAAATTTCTTGATATGTAATAAATTGTGTCCAATCATGACTATCAATAGCTTCCATAATATGTTTATCTACACCAGTTCCTCTCAAAAAGCAGTGATCATACCAGCAATAAATAATTTGTTTAGCTTTTCTACCGTTTATTTCCATAAGTAGCTCCTTAAAACTCTAAATCAGCACCATTATTGATTGCATTATCAATAACAGCTTTATTTAACTCACTGTGTATATTATACAATTGTTCCATAGCAATATCATGTGGGACTTTCTTCTTTTCAAGCTTCTCAAACTCATCTCTGAGAGCAACTGCAGCTTCATCAGCATACCATCTTGAAACGTTGTATGGGTCGCACTTCATTGGAACGTTAATATAAGGCTTAGCTGTATCAATCATGATTTGAGGCAATCTTTGCTCAACTTGATCAGCATATAAAGCTGGACATTCGACCAAGACTTCATCGTGAACTGTAATAATTAAGTGAGCATCAAGTTCATTTAAGAGTGGGTCTCTATCAATATTAATCATTGCTAATTTTGTTAGACTTGCCGCACCGCCTTGAATACGTGCATTGAAGCATTGTCTTTCAGCTTGAGCAATTTTACCTGTATTAGCTGTAATAATTACTGGAGCTAATGGTTTTAGTGGTAGTGGTACTTGATAATTACCACGTCTATCTTTTTGGTCATAAGGTTTGCCTTCTAAGGCTAACTTAGCAATCATGCTATATGACTTATTACTCATTTCACCATTTGGTGTCCATTCTTCTCCTTCTTTTTCAGCTCTACGGCTTTGGAAAGCTTGAGAAGCATCGATTCTATTATGAACAACAGACCACCAATATTTTACAGAGTCATCGTTTTGATCATCTCTATTTGCACAGCCCAAAAATGGGTTAAAATTAGCAAATTCATTATTTTCTTTTAGATGAACATCATATTTTTTTAGATTAATCTCAGGTAAATGTCTTCTACGACCAGCCCAATCTTCAACATAGCCATTTTCTTTTAAGAATTTTTTTGAATAGTCTATTGTGCTCTTAACATCTGGGAAACCTTCAAAGAATTTTTTAAGTAAGTTATTACCCTGAGTCCTAGCTTGATCTCCTGAATAGCCAAGTCTAATACCAGCGGTAGCACCAGACATACCATAAGTAGCCGCTAATTGAAGAGTTTTACCAACCTTACGACGTTCCTTACCTTGCTTATTCATATGAGTTTTCTTACCACAGGTAATCTTTTGTCCATTTTCTTCAATTACAGTTCCTTCTGGATAGAATTCAAGATTATCTTCATAGTTGTTGTGGAAAGCAGATTGTGCAATAACTGCATATAAATCTTGCCCATTCATATAAGCATCTATCATTTTCTTATCTTGACTGATAAAAGCAGTTAAACGTGGCTCTTGTGCTGAATAGTCTGAACCGATAATCTTATATCTTGTTTGTGTTCTAACTTCAGCATCTGAACTGATGAATAATGTATATGTTTTAGCACTTTCATCGTGTTTAATATAGTCAATATGACACACTTCGCCATCAACTGTCAAAAGTTTGTCATCTGGTGAGAGGTCTTTACAGAACTTAAAGCCATCATTTGTTTCGACTTCAGTAATTTCTGGAATTTCCGTTCCAACACCAGATTCAAAACTGACTGTACCTGTATCTACTTTTGCTTTAAAAAGCATACGAATTTCTGGGTTGTGAGATGGAATATTTTGAATATTAATTCCTGAAATAGTGACAGCTTTATTATCTTTATCTAAATATTTCCATTTGCCACCTGAACTATAACGACCTGTATCAGTTCCCATAGAATTTAATCTAAATCTAATACGACCATCGGCCCAATGTTGAGCCAAATCTGGAATAACATCAATATATGTAGTAATTAACTTTGTAAGTCCTCTACGTTCAAGCAATAAACTACAAAGATTTGCAGCAATGGCTGCCTTCTCAGGAGTAAGACTCTTAATATCTTCTGCTGTTTCTGGGTCATAGTCTTTTTGAGTCAAATCTTCTTCCTCATCTACTGCATCAACTTCAATTGCTTTTTGTAAAGCTTCTTGTTGTTCCTCAGTAACTAACGGTTTTAATGCTTCTGCAATACCCTTAAGGTCATCTTTGCCTGTTTTACGATCTTCATTTTTATAAACTTCACTGACACATAAAATATCATAAAAAAGAATAGCTAATTGAACAGTTGCATTAAGATTAATTGGGTCCTTTAATTGTTCAGTTTTTGTCTTTGACTCTTTATAACGTCGGCCGTCAGCATCAATTAAATTATAAGTTTCTTCAATTTTTTCTTGCTTCATCTTAGTTTTTTTAGGAACATAAGACTTAGTTTTTTCATTGGCTTCTGGTGTCAATCGCCAAGCCTCAATAGTTGGTTTCAAATAATCTAAAATAGTATTAATTTTAGCATCTAAGTTAGATAATTCTGTATTATACTTATTTTTAAGTCTTTCGCCAAAATCGCCATCAATACAAACGCCACGCATTTCCATTTTTGCTGTAATTTCTACAATAGGCATTTCAATGTTTTCAAATAACCATTTAAGTTTTTGGTTATCAACACCGTCAAAAAATGGTTGTTCCCAAAGATAAATTTTGTCAGTCATCATTGAGTCAGTAGCAGCATATAATGCAAATATTTCAGGATCAACAAAAGCATAAGGAACATTTTCAAATAATCCTTCAATATCATATTTGGCTTGCTTTGGATCAATTAAATTGACATATAACCATTTTAAGCTGGTTTTCTTATCACTATATAGATTTTCATCAATTAATCTTGCAGCAATAATAGTATCCCAATCAGGCTTAACAGCAATTTTACAAGTATGGTTAATAACCTCATAATCGAACTTGCCGTTATGCATAATAACTTTGATTTTGCTATCTAAAACCCTTTGCAACTGAGTTTTACAGTCTACATAAGTTAATTGATTTGGTAAAAGTTCGCCAGTTTCATAGTTGACGTGCTTAATTGGAATATATGCTTGCTTTTGCCCTGGAGTATATAAACATAAACCAACCATTTCTGAGCTCATTGCATCAGTAGTGTTATTAGTTTCAGTATCGATATCAATCCTGCCTGCTCGAATGGCAGCATCAATATAAGCAGAAAAGTCATTAAGACTTCTTATAACCACTGTATTTGTTCTTTGTGATCCTAAGGTCTTAATGACTTTTTCTTTAATAATCGCAAGACGTTCTTCAATGGTAAGTTTTTTTGAAGCCAAAAGCTTTTCTGTGTCAGACTTCGCCGATTTTTTTGGCTCGCCTGAAGCTTTTTTGACTAATTTCTTGACATCAGATTTAGTTTGTCTAATATCAATATCAAAATCTGCTCCAAATAATCCTTCCATTATAGTCTCCTTTTATTTTAATTTAATTAGAATGAGAATCCACTAAAGTTTCTCGCAGGTCTTTCAGCTGCTGGTTTTGGTTCTTCAGCTGCTGGAGCTGGTTGAACAGCTGGTGCTGGTGTGGTAGTTGTTGCCATACCTAAAGCTTGTTCAATCTTCTTTTCTTCTGCTGGACTTGAAATAACTTTATCTAAGTTAGCAGAAGTGCTTGCTGGTTTTGCTTCAGCTGCTGGGAATGTTCCATTGTCAAGGAAGTATTGTAAATCTTCAGCTGATTTAATCCAGAATGAATGTTTTGTAATATCGAAATTGTTAAAAGCACTGAAATCTGTAGTAACAGTTTCTGGTTTGTCATAAACTGGAATATAATCCAAAGAATATTTAGTATCTTTTCCAGCACCTAAACGACTAACCTTGAAAACATGTTCTGCTAAGCTTCCATAGTCTCTGAGTTTGCTTGCTAATTCTTTAGAGAATCCAGCAGGACGTTCCCAAACAACAGGAACAGCAGCAGAGAATGCACCTGTAGAAGCATCTTTATATGCAACTAACATTTGAACATAAACAACTTTAGCAGCTTTGCCAACAACGTCATGTCCTTCAGCGGCAGCTTTGCAGAATGGGCAAGCATCAGAATAAGAACCGACTTCATTTAAGCAGCTAACTGGTGTGAAGCCTGTGCCTAAACCTTCAAATTTCTTACCGAAAACTGGCTTATGAACTGTAGCAAACTTAAGATCATCGAGTTTAGTAACATTAATTCTGACTAATGCTTCTTCTCCGTCTTTAAGTTTGAAGAAACCGATTTTCACGGCGTTGGTGCTTGGAGCAGATTGTGCTCTGTTAACAACATTTTGGTAATCTTGATAGTTAAATTGACTCATTTAATTTTTCTCCTTTGTGTATCTTTTATGAGTATCTTTATGTTATATTATACGACCTTTGCATTATGAATTTCGAGCATTTTTCACAATTTCTTGCAATTCTTCTTTGCTTAGATCGTTAACATCTTTTTTATTAGCAGGGAATTTAGTTTCGATAATGATAATCCTCTTAGTTAACTTTCTTTTAAGTGTTTCTAAGAAGCTTCTCCCTGCTGCATCATTATCGAAAGCTGCATAAATAATATTTATACATGATTTATTTATTTGCTCTATTTGATAATCTGATATCTTACCAAATGTAGCAATTGTAGGAAATCCATACTCCCAACCAGTTAAGCAGTCAAATGGCCCTTCTGTAATTAATACTGTCTTAATATCATGTTTCATAATATAATCTAAACAGTAAACAGGCTTTTCAACATCTTTATCAAGATAAAAGGTTTTGGTGTCTATTGAACGTTTAGTTAACATTACCAAATTACCCTTCATATCGTAAGCTGGAAATATAACTTGACGATATTTAGGATCATACCTAACCTTGAAAAGCTCGCAAATCTCGCGTGAAAGTTTTCTTTTTGCTAAATAAGGAGTCCAAGTTTGATATTCATCTAAAATAGATTCATCTAAATGTTTTTTAACACCTTTGTTTCTATTTAAGATGATTGGGTCACCCATAAATAGATTTTTAGCAATTAGTTCGCCACCGAAATTTTTGAGCAACCAAGACTTTGCATAGCTCTCTGGTGCATCAAAGCATTCAGCAACAAACTTTAAGAATGAACCTTTTTCACCACAAACGAAACAATTGAAATAGCCATAAGGTAATTTTGTATCATTACCTATATAAATATTACAAGCAGGTGTATTTTCATGGCCGCCATCATGGTGTGGACAAGTGACTAGAATATTATCGCCTTTGTTTTCAATGTCTTTTAATTTACCATTAGTCAAAGATAGTCTAAGTAAGTTTAAGACTTCTTCAATTGGTTTATTAATTACATAATTATCGATAATAAGTTGTCTCATTTATTAATAATATACTCCGTCTCCGCTGTTAGCTGGCTCTTTAACTTCATAACGACTTGCATCTGTTGGGTCGCTTGGATTCAAGATGATGAATTTTCCAGTATTAAAGTTAGCTTTGTAAACTAACTTACCAGTGCCACCATCTCTTGATTTAGTGATGTCCATAATAAGTTTATCATCTTTGACTTGTGTCTTCTTGTCATCAAGATATTCACGTTCTCTATCTAACATGATAACACAAGTAGCATCTTGACCAATTCTGTCAGATAAACCGATTTGAGTTGTATCTTTTTCGCCATCATCATTCTTAGTTCTGTTCATTTGAGCAACAGAAACAATTGGAATTCTCTTCATAACTTGTAGGTTTTTGACTGCTTTTGAAATATTAGCAACTCTTTCATGCCCAGTTTGAGCATGGCTTGTGTCTTCAAGTAATGAGTATTGGTCGATGAATAAGATCTCTAAATGTTCTTTATCAACAAATGCTCTGAGTGCAGCAACTGTTGCTGGTCCAGCAATATCATTTGGAGTTAAGATTTTAAGTGCTCCACGACCATCTTTGGAATACATACCCTTTTTTAGATTTTCAAGATAGTCTTTATATTGCATTTGAACTGATGTATCAATACCACGTGTAATAACATTATTGTTAATTCCACCGATAATTGTATCAATACGATAGCCAACTTTATCGACGGACATTTCACCTGAATAAATGCCGACTCTTAGGCCTTGTTGAACTGCAGCAGCGGCCATGATTAATAGGGTCCAAGTTTTACCTATACCAGTTCGAGCGGCAATAACCATGTTTTCATTTTCACGGTCTAAACCACCGATGATATTATCAAGTTCAGGGAAACCAGTTCTAATATAATATTTATCGTGGTTAGCAACTCTTTCAAGATAACGATCATATCTACTCGTATCAGTGAGTAAGTCATGTGATTGAATGGCAGAACCTTGATGTAAATTATCTACTGATTTAACTAAATAGTTCACTGCTTCATCAGTCTTATCTTCTTCAATTAATTTCTTAATTTGATTAAATCTTGAAGCAATAAAACTTGAGTTATAATCTTTATATAATTGTTCAATTAAATAGTTGTCAGGTTCAGTAACTTCAATAATATCAAATTCTGGAAAGATATTAATAAAGGTTAATTTATCTGGCACTGTTTGATACTTTTCATAATGGTTCTTGATATAATTAAACTCAGCTTTATAGTTAAAGAAGAAATCTTCAGTTAAATTATTTAATTCAATTAATGAAAAGTCTTTTGTTTGTAATACTTTGTTTAATACTTGTAATTGTGATGTCATACTACTCTTCTCCTCCGACTACACTTAAATAACGTTTATCTGCACCATGTAGCTCAACATCAATTGACTTATTACAAATTCTACTTGCTAATCTTTCACCAAGAGCATTAATAAGTTCTTTGCTGCCGAGGTTCGAAGTGAAAATATTACTTTTACCATTGTCCATACGTGTATTAATAATATTTAATAAATGATTTAATTCAAATTCAGTTCCCATTTTTGTAGCAATATCATCCCAGACAACCAAATCTGCTTCTAAAACATATTTATTAACTGTATCAGCATATTCATTTTTACCTGAAATACTTTCTTTTAATGCTAATAAATATCTTGGAACACTAATGAATAATGCTTGACAATCAAAATTAGATTTATACCATATCTTATCAAAGTATGAAGTCATTAATCTAATACTCCAAGATGTTTTACCATTGCCACAGTTATATGAGTGAATATATAAACTAGCACCTGCTTCAACAAACTTATCAATATTTTGTTCTAATTTTGCAAGTTGTTGAAATTCATGTAAGTCTGTGCCGTCTTGGTCGATAAAAAGCTTACCAACATGACGTTGTTTGTCTGTTAATAAAGACTTATCATATAAGCAATCTAATCTATATTTACGCATACAAAAATCTTTATCACAATCGACACCATTACATTTATTTTTGTAAGGGCAATTTTCTGTCATAGACTACCTCCCTAAAATTATTTTAAGCCTGTACTACCTTGCCAGCCTTCACCTCTGCTGGTCTTTTCTGTATAGAATTCTTCTTCTGGCAAATCCACAATCTCAACTGGGTCTGTTGAAATTAAATGTGGAATAAATTGTATAGCTTTTTCACCGCACTTTAATGTTTGATATTCATCAGAAGTATTAATTAAATTTATATGCCATTCGCCTTGATACGAGCAATCAATGACAGATGCACCAAAGATCAATTGTTTCTTTGTTGCAATACCTGATTTATTATTTGCGATTAAGGCTAATTCAGGTCCAAACTTGCTCTTAATACCTGTTGGGATGATAATTGCTTGATGTGGTGCAATAACAATTTCACCTGTTTCAACTGTAAAATATGAAGTTTTATCAGGAACTTCATTAGCTTCATTTAAGAATAATTTTGGGTTCTTATTAAATAAAGCTTGACGGAACTCTTCTGTATTTTCTGGAATATAGAAATCAATACCTGCATTTTCTTTAACGTCGCGAACAGGATCCTTTACGACACGAGTTTTAATAAATTGCATCTAAGATAATACCTTTCAATCATAATATTATACAATAATATTCAGCCTAAAATAAGTATAAAAATAAAATATCGCTCAATTTTTCGAGCGATATTCAACTTAATCTAAATAATGTAATAGTATCTTTTTTAAGTATCATTTACAGTATCTTTTAAGTTAAATATCGTTGATATTTTATTTTTTAATTTATAGATTTGATTAGCTAATCTGACCTTGCACTTTCTAGAATTTGTAGTTAAGAAATAAGCATAATCTCAAGTATTTTTCTCTTGGGCCAGTAAGCACAATCTTTAGTGCCGAAAAATACTTAATCTATTTAATTTAGCCAATTTTATTTATCATTTACTTCAGGAAAATCTTGATTTAATTCATCATTTTTATCAAGGTCTTCTGCATAAGCCATACGTGGATTATAAGCTGCCATATGAGGAGGAATTAGTTGTTTATCTTTTTCATATTTAGCAAGATATTCCATTAATTCATCTTCTGTCATATTTAGACATTCTTCTGAAATTATTTCAGCTAATGACTCTTTTGTAAATGGTTTTGCTTTTCTAGCCTCTAATAGCTTCTCAATTTTTTCAAATGTCCAGCCATCTGGAAGATAATCTTTATTTTCTATAAATAATTTATCCATAGCAACCTCCTATGCAAATTGGGAAGTAATCTTATAAAACATTAATTCCATAGTATGCTCTTCTAAAGCGTTATCCATAAATGCTTTAAATTTTGGATCCCTTATTATAATATACATTGTGCCATTGCATTTTTTACAGAAATGGTTTGTATTTTTATGCACGGTGTCATAATACATAGCAAGCAGTCCAAATCCTCTTGGTAGTTCTTCTACATTAACTGTTAAAAATTTAGTGCCTGAACCACAATCTTGACAGATAATTTCAACTGCTGGCTCTGCATAGTCATCAAAGCTTGAATCAAGGACTTTTTTCATGTTTTCTTCAGAACAATATGGAGTTATTGGGATATTTAAACTTAAGGCTTTATTAGCTCTGACAGCATATTCAAGCCAGAGTCCACCATGTCCATTGTTGTCCTCAACGGCGTCGAAGAATTCTTTATTGTTAATCTTTAACTGGCCTTCAGCATCTAGTGCAATGATATTATTTAAAATCATATATTTATTTACAATAACATGTAAAAATTCATGATAAACAGTATTTAAATAGATGTCTTCGAGACCCTCTCTAAACATATTAGCATTAAATGTCACCATTTGTTTAAATTTGCCTTCTGCTCGCCCAAGACCTGTCTGTCCCTGTAATCCAGTAGCTTCGAATAAACCACCAAATTCAAAGTCATCTTTAGTTAATAAAAAATCAGGGCCCAAAGAACTCAAATGTTCCATGCACTCATAAATAATTTTTATAACCTTATCTTCAGGTATTTTTGGCAAACTTTCTATAAGTTGCATTCAAATTCATCTCCAAATAATTTTTGATCACTATCTTCTTCTAATTCATTTAAGGCTTCAAAAGCTTCCATAAAATCAAATGATTCAACTTTTTTAGCTTTAAAATTTGCAACTTTCTCACATTGTGCTTTATATTTATCAGTCAACCTTGCATTTTCAATTTTAGCTAAAGTTTCATCATCAATATTTTTTAGCCATTCTTTACATGCCGCCAATGTTGGAAGCTTAACTGCAATGGCTAAACCGCTTGCAATGTCAGAAATATGCCATTTTGAGTAAGGTCCTTCATTATGTGCAAAATATTCATCGCTTAATTTAGTGCCTGTGACTTCTTTTAAACCTTCGCTACGTGTATCAATAACAAATGTTTTAAGTGCTTCAAAAAATTCCATATTATTCTATCTCCTCATATAATCTTGATTCGTGATAATTTGTATGGTATTTCATAGGATTAAATAGCTTAAAGATACAAAATCTTTCTAATTTGACCTTATAATGGTTAATAGTTCTCCAACCAAATAGTGGCACCATATAACCAACTATATCACAATGATCATAAAAATTATAGGCTTTTTCACAGCATTTGATAACATAATTATATGTCTGCTTGCCGAAGAACGGCTTTACGCTTCCATAAGTATATAAATAAGGTTTAATACCAAATTTAAAATAAATATCTTCTGCTGCCAATGATGCAATCGCGCTGCCAAGAGACCATCCAAAGACTTCTATATGACATCCTGGATGCTTTAATAATAAACTTGCAATTTCCATTCTTACTTTATCTTGTAATGCAAGCCACATAGTTGCCCAGCCGCCATGAATTTTAAGTTGAATTACTTCACCTTCAAATGTGAATTCGTCATAGATTTTCTTAGCAAAACTAAAATTGACCAGCCAATCAGATTTTTCTTTTGTTTGTTGAAAAATAGCTTGAATGCAATCACGTTTTTTATCATATCTTACTTGATATTCAGCAAAAAACTTATGACCTTTATATGTATATTCAACTTCTTTATAATCAGCTAACTCTAAATCGGTTGGAATTCCATGATAATTTTCAGAACAAATTATAAAATAGTCTTCAAAATTTAATCTTTTATAATCCATAATTTAAAACCTCAATATAATTTAGCAAAATAAAAGAGCTTATTTACTAAGCTCTATTAAATTATCGATAACAGCAATTCTTGTCAGAAGACCTACACCACCAGGCACTGGACTCTGAAATTTTACATAAAGGTCTGGATCACAGTCTCCATGAAGTTTTCCATCTTCACCAACATTGATTCCGACATCAAATACAACTGCTCTTGCTTTTAATTTATATTTAGATGTTAAGGTGTGCTCATGCCCAGTAGCAACAACAATTAAGTCAGCATGTTTTAAGTAAAATGCTTTATCAGCTTCACTTGTTTTTGAATGTAAAACTGTAACATTCATGCTTTCTTTTAGTAATAACTGAGCCATAGGTTTTCCAACAATATTGCTACGACCAATAACAACTGCATTTTTACCTTGGAATTCATATTTCATATCTTTTAAATAATTGTATATTCCAAGAGGAGTTGCAGGGACTGTTTTTGATAATGGGTGGAAGCCATCAATATCTTTTTCAGGAGCAATAGCAAGCTTAACTTTTTCTTCACTGATATGTTTTGGAAGTGGCAATTGAACTAAATAACCTACAACGCCTTCATCTTCATTTAAGCCTTGTAAAAGCTTTAAAAGTTCTTCTTCTGTAATATCTTCTGGAAGATTATTAATTTCACAGTCAATATTAACTTCATTAGCATCTTTTGCTTTATTTCTAACGTATCTATCAGAGGCTGGAACATGACCTACTTGAACAATAACCATCTTCAATGGGTCTTTGCCGATTAAGCTATATTTAATTCTTTCTTTCTTTTCAGCTACATATTCTTTAATATTTTGCATATAATATACTCCTACATTTTACAGGCAAGTGGTTCTTTAGGAAGGCCTGGCATAGTCATAACTGCCCCAGTAAGTGGAACAATAAATCCAGCACCTGCAGAAAGTCTAACTTCTCTAACTGTAACCGTAAAGCCAGTTGGAGCGCCTAAAACTTTTGCATCATCTGTTAAAGAATTTGGTGTCTTAGCCATACAAACTGCCAAATCAGAATAGCCCATATCAGTATATTTTTTAATTTGTTCATTTGCTAAGTCTGTATAAACTACATTACCTGCACCATAAATTTCATCACAGATATAACCAATTTTATCTTTAATTGACCAAGACTTTTCACCAATTGGATATAATGGAGTAAAACTTGCTACAACAGTATCTAATACTTTTTTAACTGCAGTTGCTAGTTCAACAGCACCTTCTGACCCTTTAATTGCACCCTCATTAAGAGCAAATCTATACCCGTTTTCAATGCACCACTTTTTAAGTTCAGCAATTTCGGCATCAGTATCGCTTGGGAATCTATTTGCAGTGATAATAACAGGCACGCCATATCTAGCCATATTTTCAGCATGCTTTTTAAGATTGCAAATGCCAGCTTTCATTGCTTCAACATTCTCTTTATTTAAGTCATCAAACTTAACTCCACCATGAAGTTTAAGAGCTCTGACTGTTGCAACAAGAACAATAGCATCAGGTTTTAAGCCTGCTCTTTGACATTTAATATCCAAGAATTTTTCTGCACCCAAGTCAGCACCAAATCCTGCCTCAGTAACAACAACATCAGCAAGTTTTAGTCCAAGCTTTGTAGCAATAACTGAATTACAACCATGCGCAATATTAGCAAATGGACCGCCATGAACTAAAACAGGATTTTCTTCCAATGTTTGAACAATATTTGGATTCATTGCTGTATGCATTAATTTTTTAATAGCACCACGAATATTTAAATCTTTAACTGTAATTGGCTTTTCATCAAATGTATAAGCGACAATAATTTTCTCGGTTCGGTCTAAAAATTCTTCTTCATCATTAGCAATACAGAAAATTGCCATAAGTTCTGATGCAACTGTTATAACAAATTCAGATTTATGATTTGTTTTTCTAATACGTGTTTTTTCTATTGTAGCCTCGTCTTTACCTTTAAGGTCAAGTTTTTGGAGCTCAATATCTAAATTTCTATTATCTGGATCATCACCAGCAGAACCATTAGCATTAACAGTAATGCTTCTAATAGAACGGTCATTCATATCAAGAGCTCTTGTCCAAACAATTCTATCTGGATTAATATTTAATTCATTGCCTTGATAAATATGATTTTCAATAATGGCAGCAATTAAATTAATTGTAGAAGTTAATGCATGGAAGTCTCCAGTAAAATGAAGATTAATATCATCACTTGGAACAATAGTAGATTTTAATGCTCCAACAGCTCCACCTTTAACCCCAAATACTGGACCTAAACTTGGTTCACGTAAAACTGCTAATGAGTTAACTCCAATTCTTCTTAAACCATCATGTAAGCCAATTGTAGTAGTTGTCTTTCCTTCACCAGCTTTTGTTGGTGTAATAGCGGTAACTAGTACGAGTTTACCGTCTTTTTTGTCTTTTAGTTTTTCTTTGTATTTTAAATCGATCTTAGCTTTATCCCAACCATATGGAATTACATACTCATCAGGAATACCAAGACATTTCGTTATATCTAAGATATTCTTCATTATCTCTCCTCTGTGATTTCCTCAAGCTCTTCAGTTAATCTTTTTTCTTCTGCTTGTTCAATACCCTCAAGCTCTCTTGAATCTGTAATACAAGCTAACTCCATAAGACGCTTATGGATATATTCTTCACGGGGCGTCATTAGATAATTCTTCCTAAAACTTCTTTTAAGGCAGTCGTTAATTTAACAACAGTATCATCTAATTTAATTTCATCTGCTGTTTCTTCATTTAGAGCAGTTGCAAATGCTCCTAAAATATTGCCTGCTTTTTTCAAAGATTCAATTTCATCTTCAGAAAAACCTAAAATTCTTGTAACCTTCATAATTAATTCCTTTCTTATTTAATTGTTATTTGCAATATAATGCCACCTAATACTGAAAATAAACCTAAAATAACACCAATCATAGTCCAAAAGTTTATTTTACAAACTAATTTATAAATTACTTCTTCTGGAGCAGGAAGATTTTTTTCTTCTACTGTTTTATAAAAATCATCCCAATTAGCTTGATTTTTAGTTGCTGTTCGTGTAGCCAAAAATATTGGACCACAAATAAGCAATAAAATAGCACCTATTACAATTAAAAATATATTCATATATTATTATACAATAAAAAAGAGCTTTTCAGCTCTTAGAATATTAACCCAGAATTATCTTTTGTCCATTCTTTAAGTTCTATGCCGTGATCTGCAAAAAGCTTAACTAAGCCAAGCCTTTCTGAGCAATGATTATCTGGCTTTTCATGAACCATTAAAATAATTTTTGGTTCTCCTTCATAATGCGTTACTTTTCTTACTTCTTCAGCAATTCTGTTTAATTCTGGAATTAAATAGCCATCAAAGTCTATTTTTTGTAAATGTTTCCAATAAGCATCTAAAAATTGACAGTGAGGCCACTTATTTTCATAAGGGCAAGGCCTACCTGCGCACATTTCTTCTGGAATTTCATCTTCTGTCATTAAAAAGCTTTCCTCTTTGATGCCAATCATGACTTGATTTTCATTAAGATATTGCTTTTTACCATTACTTGGATCAAGCCATTTTGGTGCCCATATAGAAGTATCTATTGGAATGCAGGTTTTATCGAAAAATCTAAGTTGTTGAAAATAACTTATAAAATACATATTAATGCACTAATGGCTCAACGATTAATATACCATCATCACCGAGACTTAATTTTACTTGAATACGTTCTGTCTTAGTTGAAAACTCTAACACTGGAAATACCGTGGCATCAGCTTTATTTTTTGTGATGTAGTAATCATCTCTACTTATAATATGAACAAATAAAGAATTACCATAATGCCCTAATGATCCATCAGTATTTGCTTTTAAAGCGGCATCCATAGTATCTCTTGTCATATAATCTTTTGCATCTATTTCAGTACCAGCTGGAATAGTGAGAAGCTTAACACCATGTCCCTTTACAAAAATAGTTATAGTAATAGGTGCAGTTAATTTAAAATCTGCACCACCAAATCCTTTCCCAGTGTGTTGATATTCATGGTCAAGCACTCCATCACCGCCATAACTCCAGCCATAATTTTTATGCAAACCATACTCAGTAACGGCAGATGCATTATAGGTAGTTTGCCCATTCATTAAATTTCTTGCACCATTAACTTCTACATTTGTAAGCACATAATAGACTAAATCATTAATCTTTTTTGTTAGTTCAAAATTTTCGACTGTAAGCATTTCTGCTCGTCTTGTTCGCAATAAATTAAAAAATTCAGTTTCTAATGTATGCGGAATATAGGTTTCACCATTCTTAATTATTTTTTGTTTTTCAAAACGATCATATAAACTTAATAGTGTTTTATAAAGTTCTGAATGTGCATAGTCTTCTACTAGCTTATCTGTAAAATTATTCATATTGAGCTCCTTATTCTAACTTAGCAAATTTATATTCTGAATTGCGATTATAATAGAATTTAAAATTTATTTTATACCCATTATCTTCCGTAGTTATGCAAGAAATTCCTTCTCTAAAGTCATTATTTGTATCTAAATTTGGAAAAAATGCAGTAGCTTCTTTGTCTTCAGCATCAACTTTTGTAACTAAAACTACATCATAATAAGGTAAAAATAATTTATAAACGCTTGCACCACCACAGATAAATACATCATATTCTTTTGCTAATATTTTAACGAAGCTAAGTAGTGCCTCAAAATTATTAAAAAAGATGACGCCATCTTTTGTTTCTACAGGAAGCAGTGCTTTATCCCATAAAACAATATTTATCCTATTCGGTAAAGGTTTTTTAGGTAAGCTATCATAAGTAGCTTTGCCCATAACTACAATGTTATGGTTTGTTTTTTCCTTAAAATATTTAAGATCTGCAGGGATATTGAATAAAAGTTGGCCAATGCCAGTTTCCTTATTAACTTTACCAATAGCCCAATTTTTATCTACACAAACAATACCTTTAATCATCTTTATTCGCCTCTTTAAAATTAATTCCAGGATTACAAATTTTTACTCAAGAAGATTGATTTGCTTCCCTAATTTCATCTGCTTTTTGTTCAGCTTCAATTTCTTTATGTATAAAAGTATTATCAATTTTAAATAATTCACTAGCACCAAGCTCGGCTGCAAAACCACAATGTGGGCATTTTTCACCAAGCTGTTTTAAAGAAACTTTGGTTCTATCAAAATCAAAATCTTCAGGGGCTCTATTTACTAATGCATAGGCAGCTTTAGTCTTTGTAGTATAAAAAATCTTATGACAACAAGGGCACTCAATAGAAACAACTTGATCTCCTGATTCAATTGCTTCACTAGTAGCCTTATCCAAACTAGCGTATAAAATGCTATTCATGCCAAGTACCTAAAGCTTTTCTCATGGCAATAACTGCCTCTTTACATTCCTTACAAATTGTTGGATGCTCATCACCATAAATAAGAATTTCATCACCACAAATTTTACAGTGTGTTGCAAATCTTGCCCTTGCTTTTTTAAAAATAATTGGGTCTATTGATTTAACTTCATCACAATGAATATAACTGGTTGCACCACAGTGTGGGCAAGACCATTGATATTGTGGTGGATATGAAGTTAAAACTACACTTGTATCTACTGTTGCAATATCCCCACATTTTGGGCATTCCATATAAGTTTTTTGCTCGGTTATAGTTGCAATTGAAGGAACAACATTAATTTTATTTAATTTAATTGCGTCTTTCATTATTCAGCTACCTCTGCTTTTAAAATTTTATTAAGTAGCTCTTCAACATCATCTCTCATGCTGGTGAGCTTTTCAAGTCTTTTTTCTGTTTTTGTGTGAGCTGCTTCAATTTCAGCCCTAACTTCATCTCTAAGATTTGGATCAAATCCAATGTGCATAAAATCATTTAGATCATTTTGAACAGTTTCAATTTGATTATTTAAACTATCATATAAATGAACTAATGTATCAACTGTATATTCTACCATTATTCGTTCACCGTATAAATATTAGACCTACTACAATTCATTCTATTCATATCACGCATAAAGGTTTTTGCTTTTCCAGTAGTTCCTAAAATTCTTCCAGTTAAAGCAATTTGTGAATAACCTGTATCAAAAACAACTGATCCAGAAGTTAAATCACTGCTGTTATACTTAACATTAAAAGCCCATAATGCATTATTGATATAATCTTGAATATCACAACTGCCAATATATTTATATTGACCATTTACCTTATTCATTCTCCAAAAAATTTTTCCATCTGCAATTTTAATAATTGGGTTAACTGGAGTAACAACTCTACGTGTTTTTAAGCGCAAGTCACCATTTTCTAATAATTTAATATTAATTCTTTGTTTGTCAGCCATAAATTTCTCCTTATTCTGCTACTTCGAACTTTTCTATAAGCTTTGTTGATTGGTAATTATCTAATCTAAAATCATCTTCTGTAAAAGCATAAAAATCTTTTACTTCTGGATTAATCCATAATGTTGGAGCATCATATTCAGGATTTTCACAAACCTTTTTGACTGCTTCAACGTGTCTATCATAGATATGTAAATTATTAACGATATGAACTAATTCACCAACTTTATATCCACAGACTTGTGCAAGCATGTGTTGAAGAATAGCATATTCCATTGTATCCCAACCACCAGAACAAGCTGCTGCTAAGAGGTCACCAGAACGTTGAACTAGCGTGCAATTAAGTTTTCCATCAGTCACGTCCCAAATACTTTCATAAACGCAAGGTGGAAGAGCCATATCATGCAAATCTTCCGGGCACCACATAGTGACAATCATTCTGCGGTCCATTGGTTTATTCTTTAATAAATAAATTAAATTATCAACTTGGTCGAAATCGCCATAAGAATAATGCGAAACTTTTCCTAATTGATAACCATAAGTCTTGCCGATAGTTCCATCAGGACGTTCCCAGGCACGCCAAATTGGCGCTGATTTGCCCAATTCATTGACTACGTTGGATTTCTTCTGCCACATCCATAAAAGCTCCCTTACGACGCCTTTAAACGCTTGTGTGCGAAGTGTTAATGCTGGAAACTCTTTACTTAAATCATAACGTCTAATAGCACAAAAAGTTTTAATGGTGTGAGCGGGTGTTCCATCTGGCCACTTAGGTCTGACTTCATAGTCGTTATCATTAAAACCTTCAGTTAATAATTTATTTACTTCTTCTTTAAAAATCTTATCTGCTAAGCTCATTTTCTTTTTCCTCTTTTTCAATTTCAGCTAAATCTGCATCATAATCATACTTGCCTTGGATTATCTTAATTGCCGTGCTAGAAGCAAAATCAATTAGCAACATATAAGATTCTTCACCTGAAGGGATTGTTGGATCAACTGCAACAGCTGTATTTCCTAAGATACCACATTGGTATACACCATTGAGTTTACATATATCTGAATTTGCATATTTATCTGCGAAATATAAGATAGGAATGAAGTTGGCTGGAATAATTACTATTGCTGCTCCTTGATCCTTGACATTTTCTTTTATGAGGTCTAATAACATTGCACCAGCTTTTCGATAATGCTCAAGCTTAGATCTACCCAATGGAAGCCTTCTTTCCCAATTTAATGGAATTTCTTTATCTATTTTTAAGCTGTTTAAGTAGCTGTTCATTGCTGCATATTGTAATTCTAAAAATGATCTTGATTCCATTATTCTTTAATTTCCTCCCAAGTTTCATTTAATTCATTATAAGCCTCTTCAAAAGCACCTCTTGTTGATTCATCGACCTCTGGTAAATCATCTAAAAATCTTTTTGTAAACTTTTTGCCAGTATTAGCTTCAATAGCTGCTTTTGCCCAAGCTTCTAATTCAGGAGTAGTTTCAACCCAAAATCCAATTAAAGTATTTGGACCAAATGCTTTTTCATAGTCTCTTATATGAGATTTAATATATTCAATTACTTCTTGGTCTGTCATTATTTTTCCTCCGCTTTTACATATTTATTAAAAATATATCCTGGCATTTTAAGGTCAAAGATATCTTCAACACTTAAAACATAGTCTCTATATTCATTCCAAGCTTGTTCGAACCAGGACTTTTCACTGTGTTTTTCAATAAGTTCATCAAGTGTCTCACAGACAAACCCTGGTAATTTATTATAAAAATCTTTATTCAGCATTATCCTCGGCCTCCAAAATTGTCTTAATTTTATCTAAAATATCTTCAACTAATTTTCGTGTATTTGGATGGAGCACCATACCTTTATGTTTTTCATACCAGCTAAAAATTTCTTTTAAATCGCCAGTTTTAAAGCTAAATGACCACCAATCAGCAATCATTTCATAAACATATTGCTTAGGCATTTCAAGTGCTTCTTCTGGCTCATCATCATGTTTTAAAACCCAATATTGCCAATGGTGTGGATTTACATGAATATGATGTAACCAAGCATAATTAAATTCTTTTTCCACTTCTTCTGTTCTTGTATTGTAGAAATAATCATCATATGCTTTATATTCTTCTGGTTGGTACTTAGACATATCATGGGCTGCAATATTAAGAGCAGCTTGTGATTGAACATCTGCATCAACTAATCCATGTTCTGCAAGCCATAAATAAGCTTTTTGAACATTTGTTTTGTGATCTACAATATATTGTGTATATTCTTGACTCATTATTTCTTCTCAACTTTCTTAAACATTTTATCATCTTCTAATAAGCCTAAAAGAAGAATAAGATAATTCTCAATGTCTGTAATCTTTTCTAACCATAATTCTTTAGAATATTTATCACCAGATACTATCATATCATTTAAGCTTACTAAATGCTTTAAAAGGAACCCATATAAAGCTTTTTCAGGAGTTGTTTGAGCAAATGTTGCTGCACGTTTAAAAAAGCCCAAACGGTCTTCTTCTAAATTGTATTCATCTGCTTTTTTGACTAATACTTTTCGAATGTGTTCTACTTGGTCTTCTACAATTTTATTAAAATTTTCTGCTTTCATAAAATATACCTCGCATTATATTATACAGTAAATAACCATATCTTTAATGGCCGATTATACCTGTATTTCTATATGTTTATATTATAAAATACAATATTAAATCTATATTTTTATACACTTTTAAAAGCTTTTATACTGCCAAAAATAAAAAATATCTCTATTAATAGAGATATTTTTAATTATTTTTTTAAGAGTTATTTGCTTAAAGCAGCCTCTATTTCATTAATTTCATTTCTTCAGCTTTGACGTTGTGACTTAATTTCCTCATATTCCTCAGCTGTAAGCAAGCCTTCCATATATTTAACCACCTTATGATCAGTGTTCAATAATAGTTCTTTTAATTCAGCAAGACGTTCAACAGAATGTATTCTTTGAAGGCTTTTTTGATATTCAGCCTCATGTTTAACAACTTTATTATCAATAAACTCATCAAAACCAAGTCTTAGTGTATTTGGGTCATCGATAGTTAATTCAGGCACTGCTGGCAAATAGTCATAGCTGTAGCCAGTAATAATATTATTCTCAATAATTAAATATATTTTCATAATTTAATTCTCCTTAACTAGTCTTTCGGAATACCTAAAATTAATGTGGCAGTTCAAGTTTGAGTAATGCTTGGGTCATATGGGTCATAACTACCATTTCAGTTGACATAATAAGTGGATTCAGAATCTCCACTTCTAAAGAACTCTGCTGGAATTGGTCTATCTCAATTAAAACCTACAACAAGTCGCTCAATGGTATTTCCTGAATAAATAGTATCTAAATCAATTACTACAGTTACTGGATATTTTTCTGCATATTGTTGATGGCCTGTAATAATAAGGTGAGAATATTTTTGTCTTAACTCTGCTAATCCAGTAAGGCTTATGCTGCCACTAGTAAAGTTTCCAGCTGCTATTTTAACTACCTTATCAGACAAAAGGCTGGTTAAATCTTCGGGTTGAACAGCAGTAGCACCTTTAGCTGCACCAGCAACGATAGTATCTAAATTTGCAATTTTATTTTGCTTTAAGTTGAGAGCTCCTTGTAGATCTTGCTGGTCTGCAATATTACCAGCGATATTTCCCCAGGTGCCTCCATCAATATTAATATTTCCAGAACCTAAAATAGAGGTATAATTAATTGTTTTAATATTGGTTCCTGCAACTAATTTATCTTGCTTGCCTTGCAATTTATCATAAACGCATTTAGCAGATGGATATTGAGCATTTGTTGAGTTTTCGTCAATACTTATAACTCTATTATTTACTAGCTCATAACTAATACCAGAGTTACTTAAATAATTAAAAGTATAATTTTCATCCCCATCTAAGCCATAAATTCTTGCTTCATAGCATGCTTCATCATTATAAAATTTAAAAATATATGGAGATAGATGTGGACCAGCTGTATATTCTATTTGACCAATAACTTTTAAATAATTATTTCCTAAATTAGCATTTAAACAAATTGGTTTATTAATATATTCATTATTGTTTCTTGCAAAATCATATAATGTTGTATTTGGATTACTAATTATTATCTCAGGTAATGGTCCAATTTTATCTGCTTTGTCTGCTAATTTTCTTATAGTGCCATCTGGAATGTCGTCTAAGGTAGAAGGAAGAGTATAATAATTTGTTCCTACTTTAATATCAGATAATCTTTCAGTAAAAGTAGACCCACTTGGTCCAACATTAAATTCTGGTCTATCGATTAAATCACTGTAGTTACCACTTTCAGCAACAGCTGCAAATATTGGCTTATTTGTGATAATATCCCAACCAACTGAAGAAAGGAATCCTGTATCATTTATAAGCTCACTTGTTTTATTTGGCACTGGAATATTAATTATCTTATTACCTACAGTATTTACTGTAAAACTATCTACTGGAGTATTATTTACTTTGATAGCAATTTCTGCATCTCCAATAGTTGGTTTATTAATTAAATCTGTGTAGTTACCACTATAACCAACAGCACTAATTTCAGTTTCATTTGCTGGTGTATAACCTAAAGCAGTACTAATACCATCAGCATTATAAATATAACCGCGGTCATTTTCTAATTCACTTACCTTAGATAAGGCAACAGAAATTACATTATCTACTAATCTAATTTTATTGCCAGCAATAAGCTTATCTTGCTTTGCTTCAATTATATTATATAAATTTGTTAAGTCACAAGTTAATTCATCATATTGATAAATAAAGTCTAAAACAGGCTTTCCATCTTTTTCTGTAAGAAGAACTTGTTGTAATTGTCCAGCATGACCTTGTAAACTAAAAGTACTTTCAGAGATAATGTGGCCATCACCAGCATAAGCTCTCCAAGTAGCAAGGTCAGTTTCATCAACTTCAACCGTAATATTTTTAACAACTTCATGGTCTAACTGAAATTTAATAACATTTTCTCTTAAATTGTTACCAAAATTGTTAGAAGAGAAGGCAGAATTATCAAATTTTTCTTTCATCTAGTTGGCCTCCAAATTTATCGGTGTAATTAATTTTAGTTTATGAGGTTCATCATAAGAAACTGTACCATCAGCAAGCACAACTTGCAATTGACAAAATGCATCTAATAATGAATTAGGTTTAAACATATTTGTTTGCTCGGGTAGTAGCGTAATTTCTGCAATATAAGAAATATCGTCATAGGTAAGGTCCGCGCCTGCAGCAAGTAAATTAACAGAAAATAATAAATTATCTTGTCTATAGAACATGTCTAAGGCCTTAATTAATGCAATATATTCAGTATCTGCTTTTGTAAATGGTAATCGAACTACATGGTGGCAGGTTGCACCAATAACTATCTCGTCAAAATCATCTTCTTTTGGTAAAAATACCTCAGTGTTATCTTCACCGCTATTTGTAGTAAAATAGTTTAACTTACTCATTAATAGTCGCTCCTTTTGTCCTAATAATCATATAATTTAGCAATTAATTTAATATTCTTTATTATTAAAAAATTAAAAGAGCCATAAAAGCTCTTTTAAAAACTTAAGTATTTTTTATCTGCTAATTAGTAACCTCACTTTTTACATCATATAATTTAGCTTAGGAAAAGAATATCATTATTTTTATAAAAATAAAAGACCTTTTAGTAAGGTCTTTATTTTAATTACTATACCTCTGTTGTTGTTGTTCCTGTTGCAACAATATTTGTTTCATAAGCTAAGTTTCTACTTACAGTAATTGTTTTATATGCTGATGATGTGCCTCTAACACCCAAATGAATATGAATATTTTGTAAATAGCTAGAAGAAGAGGCTGTTCCACTTCCATTGATATATAAGTATTGACATCCACTATCTATAATATTATATCTGCAATAATATATTGCTGAGCCTGAATTTCCAAATGTGATATATTGGCAATTATTTCCAAATGTGATGTAGTTGCAATAATTTCCAAACGTGAGGTGTTGGCAATTATTTCCAAATGTATTATTTTCGAAGTTCTCTCCAGTAGTATTATATTGGAAGTAATTTCCAATAATATTGTACATAAAACTTTTACCAATTGTATTGTCACTGAACAAATTTCTAATTATATTAGAGTGGAAGCTATCTTTAATGGTATTATTTTTAAAATTGTTACCAATTGTATTATTATACACACTTAAACTGCTATATTTAGAAGAATATTTAAAAACATTATTGTAATTATTATATCCTAAATAGTTATTATATACATTTGTATTGCCTGTTCCAGTAATAAAAATAGTTCTATTAATGTCTTGAAATCTGCCTGAAGATGAGACGTATCCATTTCTAAAAGCTGGCATTATAGTATTACATAGGCATTGAGATGATCCACTTCTAGAAGATGCATCGCCAACAGTAGTTTCAGAAGAGTCCACATATGAAAAAGTATAATATTCCATAAATTGAGCATCTAACGCTGTTTCTGTGATTGTAACAGTAGCTCCATCATATGACCTTGTTGCTATTGTTCCATTTGTATCAGAATATACAGATGAAGATGTTGTAGGAGAGGTTGTGTCTGTGTATACATATTTAGGCTGAGAAAGATATCCCATAGGTCAATATCCACAATACAACCATCCATAGTAATTATTTGCATCTTTAGTAGGATCTCTTCTATAAATACAACTTGACCTATATGCAAGAGTTATTTTTGGTGCCTGAACAGTTAAAATGTTTTTGAAATCATAAGGAACATCATTATCAAATTCATCAATCATTCGATAAATGACACCTTTACCGTTTGTAGAATCAGCCCAACTAAATCTATATGTGTTATTATCTAAAGCATACCAAAGTCTCCATTTTTCAAGGTCATCAGAAAAGTATGAGTCTCCACTATGCTTTGCTGCCCATGCTTGTTCACTTAATTTGTTTGTTGCTAAAGCTAAAACAATAATATCAAATTGATGACCTGCTGAACTTGTATTAGGGTCTATAGTAGTGCATTGATAGTCTGTAATTCTATAGAACTTACCTGGAACTAATTGGCTATTATCTCTTAAAGATTTTAATGCTGACCAAGTTGTTTCTATTAAATTTTCTTTTTTATCGACATATTCTTTAGTTACAACAGATTTGTTAGTTGAACCCATTAAGCCAACTTCTGCGTGGCCATCTTCATAAACTTCAAAAGCATTAGAATGAGCATTATCTGCAGTACCATTACCAACTATAAACCTTGCATTTGAATCTGCAGTATTTCATTGTCCAACAACTGCTTGGAAATTACCAGAAGCTGATAGCTTTCTACCTAATGCCATAGAGCAAGTTCCTGAAACAGTATTACCATACCCAACAGCAAAAGATAAATTACCACTTACATTACATTCATTACCTAAAGCAACAGAATTATTACCACCTGCTATATTGTTATCATTTGCTGTAAATGAATGTTTACCTGTTGCACTACTTCCATAACCAAGTGATACAGCATATTCATTACTTGCAGTTCCATTAAATGCTATAGATCCTTCGCCAGAAGTAATTCCATTAAAAGCAAAACTATTTGAGCCATTTGCTCTTGCATAGTTACCACCAGCAAAACTATTTGAACCATTTGCTTGAGAATGATCACCCTCTGCATGAGAATTTTCACCACTTGATTCAGTATTTGAGCCTTCTGCATGAGAATATAACCCTGTTGCTTTTGCTCGATAGCCTTCGCTATGTGAAGCAGTATTACTTGCTGTTGTTTGCAATCCTTCTGCATGTGCAAAGTCACCACTAACAACATTTTGAGCACCTTCGGCATGCGAACCAATTCCATAGACAAAGTTATCATACCCCTCTGCATGAGAACCTTCACCTTTACTTGGAGTATATCCAGATGGCTGTGTTGATGATGTATCAGAACCACTTGAAGGGTTATCAGATTGTTGTGCACCTATATAGTTTGATACACCTTCAGCATGAGAAGTAATTGCATTTACAACAGTATTTGAGCCTTCGGCATGAGAAGCATTACCAAGTGCTTGGGTATAATATCCTTCAGAATGTGAATTAATACCTCTTGCTTGAGTACCTTCACCTTCGGAATGTGAATCGTTACCATATGCAATTGTTTCAATACCTTCGGCATGAGATTGAGAACCATAAGCTGTGGTACGAGAACCTTCAGCATGGCTTCCATCACCAAGAGTTACAGATTGATATCCTTCTGCGTGACTTTCTTCACCTTTAGCTAATGTCTTGTTGCCATTTGTAAATGAGGCTGTTGCAAGAGCCATTGTATTTTTACCAAATGCAGCTGACTGATTTCCACTAGCACCTGTACTAATAACTGCTGAGAGAGTAGAATCTATAGCTTCTGCATTTGGGTTTCTACCTGTAAAGTCAACAGTGGCATCTGCCATCTTTTCTTGGACAGCATTTGTTCCTGTGCCATTTTCTAAATTAGTTGCTGTAGACCTGCTGCCAATACTAGTGTCAACATATTGTTTTGTAGCAACATCTAAGTTATTTACCGGGTCAGCCGCAACTGTTGCTGTTCCAGAATCATTTACTTTTAATAGAACATCAGATCCAATTTTATAAGTTAACCCCTCTGAATCGCCAACTCTAAAAGTATTGTAAACAGCACTGCCAGCTATATCACTTTTAGTTTTATTATATGCTTGGATACTTAAACGATAACTACCACTAACTGAACTATCAGATGTAAGTAACATTTGTGCTGCATTATCAGTAGTATTTGGTTTATATGCTCTAAATCCAATTTTACCTTGTTTTCCAACAAAGTTTACATCATTTACATCACTATATAAAACACCGGTAAGAGCTTTATTTTGTCCGGCAGTTAAAGGTAAGAATGCATCATTTACAGTAACTTGTGTCCAATTGCTAGCGCTCCAACTTCCAGCACTTGTAACAGCTTTTGTACATTTATATAATTTTCCTTGATATGTGACTAAGCTACCAACAGTATATGTACTTGTAGTACTAAAAGCTGCAGCCTCGTTATCAATTGGTTCATATTGAAGAATTTCAATAACACCTTCATCATTAGTTCCACTGACAAATCCAACGAGGGAATCAGAAACATATGTTTGAAGTAATACTAAAAATGGGCCAGGCACTAAATAATCTGTCGCAAGAGTTCTTCCTGGAACACTGACTCACATAAAATTATCACGATAGGCATGTTCGTCACCTGCGAGCACCTCTCATGGATAATATTTATAAACATCAGTGATAGGCACAGTTTTTTTCCAGCCTTTAGTTATTTTTACCGCTTTATTTAGTAATATATTAAAATCAGTGCTAGAAATTGCTTCCGCTAATTCAGCATCAGAAAGTTGATCTGCATTAGTAAAACTAATGTAGTCTCTAGTGCCTGTGCCGCTGGCTACTTTAAAATAATAAATAGCATGAATAGCTACTGGAGTCTCGCCACTTTCAGCTGGAACAAGCATATTTAGTGCAACTGCTTGATGTGTTTCACTGGCAAAATAAATTACCTCAATAGTATTTCCATCGTCAGTTTTCGTTCCAATACTTTGTTTTCTTAAAGAAATATTTCCACTTCCATCAGCTATTTCTATTGCAACAGGAAAAGTAGCAGTGGTAAGACTTAATATCATGCTCTCTTTAATAGCATTATACTTAGCTTCAGTAATATCTAGCCCTTTAATTGTCTCATAAGTTGTATCTTTAGTGACACATTTGCTTCCAGTGAAGAAATAATTAAAAATAAGATCATCAGCTGTCATTGGCAATTCTTCTCCAAAATGCTGAATAAGTGCTGTATCTTCGCAAGCTACAAAAGTATCTAAGTCTACTACCTCTGTTTTTGGTGATGCACTACCAGTCTTAGTATCTATATAATCTTTAATTGCTAATAAAGATTCTTTTCCTAATAATTCTTTTATTTCTGACATAAGTTTACTTTTTACCTCCATTTATCTCTATAGTTTTCCTTGTAGGCATAAATCAGCAACTTTTTGAAAATACTTAATAGTTTTATCTGACATATCTTTTCAGTCTTTTTTTGTGGTTTCATCAGCTCAAGTAGATATATAATCGTCAGAGAAACAATTAATTCTAATATTACAGCCAATAATTTGAAATTCCACGCCTCTTACTGTATGTCTTAAAAGTCATAAAAATGCTCTATCTTCAAAACCCTCTTTTTTTTCTGGATCAATATCCGGCATATCACATTTACTATAAGCAAATTTACTAATTGCAAACATATTTAATATATTTTCATCATATTCAGTATAACCATATGGATGGTCATACAAATTAGCTAAAAATGCTTTGGCATCTGCTTCTGTACCATTTAATTCAACATCATCATCGGCCATAATTAAGTATTCAAAGTTAGACTCAAGAAATTTAGTTCTTAATTCTCGTCTAGCACCAAGAATTCCAAGCTTTTTATAATGATAAATAATACAATCATCAGTCAAATTAATATTTATGTTATTTCAATTTTGAGCAATTATTATAACTGGAATACTAAATAGTTTTTTAATTTGTAAGATAAATTGCTCTAATCTTGCTTTTCTTATACTTATACTTTGCTGGTCATCCGGAAGATATGAAATTATCCCAAAACAAGCCTTACAACGATTATCTATATCTGTATTACTCTTCATATTCATAAAAATTTACTGGTTCATTTTCAGTAATTTGACCATCAGTTTCAATAAAAAGTATTCCTGTATATGGTTGACTGCCACTACTTGATGAGGTTGAAGAAGAATTTTGATAATCAAAATAATACTTTAAAAATGTACAGCCACTAATTGATACTTCTTTTTTTGAAGCAAATATAGCTCTATGTGGATGCCCAGTATCTGTAGCTGTTATTGTACCTGTTTTAGTTATGGTACGAGTATAGGTCCTAACATATGGACTACCAGAAGACGGTGTATATGTTGCAGTATAATTTTCAAACTCATACTTTATTCCTTGTGTTTGAATATATGGATATACTGTATTAGCACGCCTATCATCATAAGTTATTGTTAGATTTACTGGCTTATCAAATAAGTAATTTCGGCTAGTTGAATTAATATAAATATTTGTTGGTATTGCTGGTGAAAGAATTTGAGAAAAACTATGACGTGGTGCCGGATCCTTTCATTTAATATCAGAGTCAACTCCAGTAACTTTATATTTATCATACTTAGTAGAAAAATGATAATAGCTACTAGCAGAAGCTGGTCATTGATTAAAAGCGGTTCCTTGATTATAATTAGCCGTATATGATGCTATACTACCGGCACGATCATAAAAATCATTAGTTGGTGTGCTATCTGAATATGCAATAGCATTAACTAGCTCTGTTCCAACTGGCTGAGCAGTTATTAAAAAAGCTGTTAATAAGAGACCAATCTGTGGGTTTGTATAATTTGGATTACTAGTATCAAATTCAGGATATGAAGATAAAAACTCATTATATTTTGAGCCACTAACAGCTAGCAATGAATTCATATTGCCTTGTGGATAAAATCTAACTATACAAGTATTATTTTTATTCTTTAAAACAATATTACCATTTTCATCTACTGAAATAACCTTCCCAGCATCAGCACTAGTAACTACAAGTCTTGCATCTTGTACATCATAGGTTGTTCCATTTTCTAATGTAACCTTATTTACAAAATCATTTGCCATTTTTTTATTTTCTCCTTATAAATTAACATTATGATTACTTACAGTAACTCCTGCTGGAAAGCTAATATTATTAGTTTCTACTGAAGTTCCAGCTGGCATAACTACTGAAGTTAAAATGTCCATAGTTGCACTATATGACAATACTTTAGCATTTAAATCATCAATACCCGCTTTAGCAGGCAATTGATTGTTTAAAATATCAAAAATTCTATTTCTATTATCTGAACCTAAATCACCACGATAAGCTGTAGTGGAGGTTCCACCAAGCTCTAATGATTTAGAAACTTCTATTAAAGTTGATCCATTAAATCTATAAATTTTATTATTAGCTGTTTCAACATATAATATATTTTCTACTGGGGCAATTGCTTCAACTAAATTTTCTGTATTAACTCTCTTTACAAAAGTTTCGACATAATTAACAATTACGCCAGCACCAGGGGTTGAACCTTCACCGTGAGTAAATGTTGCAGGATCTTCAGCAGTATTAGGACTTAATACTTTATAAGTAGCTTCATCAGACTCACCTTCATGATAAAGCCATTGATCATTTCCTGCACTAATAAGAAGTCTAGCATTAGTTGAAGATGCACCACAAGCAGTAATAACTACTTCTTTAATTGTGCAGCCGGCAAAATCAACAGTAGTTAAAGTTAACTCTGTGGCAGCTTGAGAGCCAGAACCAAACTGTTGGCCATAGCTTCCAGAATAACCGAAATATAAACTAGCATTTGGATCTTGAACTTGCCATTCAATACCATTTAATGCCACTGTTTGGCCGACAGAAGTAAATTGTCTTGCTATAAATTCATAATTATATTCTACTTCATTGCCCTCTGTATTAACGTATTTAATATAAATATTTTTAAGATAAATAGCACGTTTTGCAGCTTGTGTAAATTTAATAATAACAGTAGATGGTACTTCACCACCAACAACAACGGAGCCTTGATCACAGTAAGCAATTTGTCCAATTGACATTTGTTCATCGATATCAGCCCCAGTAACAAATTTATCAAAATATTTTACCTCTGGAAGACTTGTAATAGCTCTTCAATGCTCTACATCTTCACAAATTCTATCTGGAGCATCGTCTTCTATAATATGAATAATATCATTTTCATTAAAAAGTTCATTGCTCTCGCCATATTCAACTCAGTCAAGATAATAATCCCATAAAGAATCTGGTGTCTCTGTTTCGTAAATATCAGCAGCTTTTGTAGATCTAAATACCACAGTAGTATATTGATAATACTTATAAAATCCAACATAAGTATTTCTTGTATTAAAATATGGGTTTATATATTTATAGTCTTCTTCATCATTTAGATAACCATCATAATTACCAGCTAAAAAATCATCAGTAATATCTTCTGAGCCAATATAAATTTTACGTGGAAAACGTCCTGAACTGTGTGCAATTAAATCAGCCTTAATGCTTTCTAAGGTGTCATTATAACTAAGATTAAAAATTCTATTCTTCTGTGAAGACTCAGTAAGAATTTTACGTTGATTAATATAAGCTCCAGTAGGATCAAGATCAAGCCAGCTTTGTTCGCCTTGACCGCGTACAGTTAATGTAATTGTACCCTTATCAGCAGAAATATTGTTATTTAAACTAATATAGGCCTTACCAAGATTAGGATAATTTGCAGAAAACTCATTAACATCTGCAGCAATGTTTAGATGTCCAGCACCAGCTATGGTATTACTAGTCCATTGATTAAGCCTTACTGTATCCTTAACAACTAAAGATGGCTTTGGTGGTATATTAGAACTTGTAGATGTTGATCCAGCATCTACTGTTTGTGTGCCTACAAATGTTTGTTCTTCATTTAAAACAGCCAAAATATTATCAGCTGCAAGGTTAGGTAAAGAAGCCTCATAGCCATTTTTTCCAAGACGTTCCGGAATTATTTCATATGTTTGACTACCATCTACATCTCCTGGTAAGGCAACTTGCTTAATTTTTTTCTCTGGTAAACTCATCTATAGCATCCTCCAGTTATAATACTAATGTATCATCTATAACTTCTCTATGATTTAAAAAAGGTAACTTATTAACTGTAGTTACCCCGTCGCCTATTTTGACTTTAGGAGAACCACTTTGATAGGTATAAACTATTATTGTAAAGTTATCTGGGACATAATTAATAGCTTTCTCCCAGTTTTCAGCGCTATCTACCTTTACAATAGCATTTGATTTTATCATTTTAGTTCTCCTATCAGTTTCAAGAAGTTATATGCCCATCATTTCAGAACATTTATCATATAATTTAGCAGATTAAAATAAAAAATAAAAGCTAAGACTTTCATCTTAGCTTTATTTATTAATAGTTAATTAGATTAGTGATTTCCAACATCTGGATGAACTTGAAGTGTTCCTGTTGTTGAAATAGCAACACCCTCAGTTGAAACATCAATTTTTTCACCAGCATCACCAGTAAATGTTGGTTGACTAGAAGTTGCACTAACACTCTGTAAAACAGTAACTTGAGCTGCTTTTGTTGGAAGGGCTCCAGCATCCCAGGTATCTGGTGCTTTTGTTGGAAGATCTCCAGCATGGAAAGTTCCTTCAGTAAATGTTGGAAGAGTTCCAGCATTGAATGTGCCTTCAGTAAATGATGGTAATGTTCCCTTTGAAAAGGCCCCTTCAGTAAATGTTGGTAATGTTCCTTGATTAAATGCGCCTTCTTGATAAGATGGAGCAGTTCCTAATGTAAATACTAATGTTTCGCCAGAAACTTCCATTTCAAGTGGGGTAGAGCCAGCAGTAAATGTGTCTGCAGCTTTGCTTGGTAAACTGCCTTGCGTAAATACATCAGCTTCTTTATTTGGTAATGTACCTGCGTTCCAAGTGTCTGCATCCTTAGTTGGAAGTGTTCCTTGTGTAAACACATCAGCTTCTTTGCTTGGTAATGTGCCCTGTGTAAATGTACCTTCAGTAAATGATGGCAATGAACCAACGCTATCAATTGGGGTAAATGAAGTAGTATCTGTATTATCAACAGTAATTATTGGAGTAGAAACAGTACCATGCGCAGTAAATGTTCCAGTAGAATTAATAATTCCTGTATGACCAGTAAATGTAGCTGTTCCTGTAGCAGTATCCGCATAAGCCATATCTCCTAATTCATCAAGAGATGCATCTGTAGAACCAATAGATTCCCAAGCAAATACAGCTTCAGATTTAATATCACCCTCATGTTTATAATCAGGATCATCTGGTTGTAATTCATGTTCAGTATTATATGCAGCAGCCTCTTCTGCTGTATATCTAGTTTCTTCTTGAATGATGACGCAAACGTATTCAATATATGTTGATTTACCAATAACTTTTGCTTCAGGAACTAAATAAATATTTTTAATTTCAGCACTTGGCGCTAAAGTACCTGTAATTAATTCGCTTCCCTTTACCCAAACAACACCTAATGGAGTATTTGCAGCATTGGTAGAACGAATAAAACTTAAACCAATATGACTTAAAGTTTCAATAAGATCACGAGCTTCTAAGTCCTTTAACTCATAGGTCTTAGGGCCTTCGCCAGTAGGAAGCGTAATTTTTGAGATAAATAATTTGTCAGCCATTTAATTTCTTTCTCCTTATTTTCTATTTAATTAAATTTAGTTGATAGTCAGCGCCATCTGGAGTTACTTCCGCCGATACTTTGTTATTCCAATAAGCTTTATCCTCAAGGGTAACGTGAATATCAGCGTTATCTCTATGTGCTTCAAACTCGGCTCTTAATTCTTCAACAGGTGTTTGGTCAACAATTAAGTTTTTTGTTTGAAATTCACCTGTTTTTTTGTTTATTACAAGTTCTGTCATTGATAGAACAACAGATTCACCATCAGTAGCACTTGCAATATACTTAAATTCTTTATTTGTTGTAGCGCTTAGTCTATATAATTTATTATCAAGAATAATTGTAGAGGCGGTAGATTCCTTTAATATCTTTAATTGTTCCTCATCTAATTTTCCTGTATAATTGGCTAGCGTAATCTGTCTGCCAGCCTGTTTATTAACAACTCTCGTTGTAAAATCCTTCAATAAAATGTAGGTTGTTATATCAATCATTATTATAACCTCCTACCTAATCTTCTGTTGTTAGTTCAATCCATTTATGATTTGCCTTGTCATATATAAATACTTTTAAAGTATCCATTTCCACAAATACTGAACCATTTCCAACTTTTAATCCGGTAGGCTTTTTATCTGTGCTTAGACCTCTAAATTCTTTAGTACCTTCATCTACAGCAGTGTACATAAATTGCCCTCCTGAATAAATTTTTACTTTATCAATTAATTTAGCGAATTATTATTAAATATTGGCATAATATTTAGCTATTCGCCGCTATTTGAATTGTTTAAATTACCTAAGTTATTAAAATTACTAATTAAGATTACTTCGTCACTAACTTCTACATCTCCGTAAGTATTAACAACTGGTGTTCTGTTTCCAATAGCATAAACTACTAAATCATAGCTGTCTTGATCATTAGCATTTAAAGCTAATGCAATATTATAATAATTATTTGTATTGCCTGGATTACCAACATAATAGTATCCAGTGACAAATAAAGTATTTTTACATCAAGTATAATCATTATCTGGATCTGGAATTTTATTCATTATTTCTAATAAACTAATAATATCTGAATAATTTACTATTGGAGTGTTAGAATTATTATAAATATTAAATTGTGCATATAATCCATCTCAAGAAGTAGGAGAATTTAGTTGTCTTTGAACAGTAATATTGTGCATATATACTGGAACAGGAGTAGAGGCAGCTTGAATGGCCGAATAAATACCACCAGAAGTGACTGGATTTGAACTATTTTCTATTGGGGTTGCATCAAAAGTTAAATTTCCTTGCTTTCTAGCCAAAGCAGTGCAAAGACCATCAGAAGTAACAGGGTTTTCTGAGCCTGCAGTTGGAGTAGTATCAAATGTTAGCTTATCTTGTTTATACCAAATTAAACTTTCAAGAGTAATAGTTTCCCATTTAGTATAATCAAAGTCTCCTGCTGGAGCAGCAATATCTTCTTTAGCTTTATATAAAAAACCACGTTTTGTGCCAGTTTCATCCACATAATAAACAGTATCACCAGCATTGTAAGAATAGCTCGGATTATAAGTGTGGTCAGCAATAACCCAACCAAAATTATCTTTATCTAATTTTTGATCAATAGTACCAGTTATTGCTTCAGCTACATCTTGTTTTGAAGCAATATTTGCAACAGTAATGTAATTTGTTCCATCAGTTAAATATTGATTAAGAATCAAGTCTTTTTGAACTGTAAAATCATTTGCATTTACTGTATTTCCCTTATAAAAAGTTAAAAGATTTTTAACAGTGCCATATTCATCTGTTCTTAAAATTCCAATTGAATCATTTGTTAAATTTGAAATATGAAAAGTTCTGTTTAAATTAACAGGGAAGTTAATCGCATCTGTAACATTAACATCTTGTTTCTTAGCTAATTCAACATCTAAATTATCTTTAAAACGTATTAAATTATCAAGAGTTATATATTTATTATCTGGCATAATCTAGGCGCTCCTTCACTATTTTGGTCAAACTAATCATATAATTTAGCAAATTAAAATATGAAATAAAAAGAGCCATTTGGCTCTTTTCTTTTATTATTATGCTAACTTTATTCAATACTTGGCTCTTCAATAAGCTCTTCAGCATATTCTGCTTCTAACTCTTTATTACGGGCTTCAATTTCTTCTTGTATCTTTCTCTCTTCTTCAGCCCTTTGTGTAAGAAGCTCTTGATAGTCAGCTTCGGAGCACTCAGTATAATTTTCAGGAGAATCAAATTTTCCTAAATAAATTGAATAATCATAAATTTCACCAGTTTCAATATTTTTAATGAAACCAGTTGAGCTTGTTAATTTTCTGCTTTTTTCTATAAATTCCATAACTATTCTCCTTAATTAATTGTTCAGCCCTTTTCAGTAGCAATAGCAATATCTTCTTCTGTTAATTTTGCTAAGTTAGTTGAACCAATATGTAAAGTCATTGCATAACCGGTATTAACTAAATTACCAATGACTTCTAATAATGCTTCTCTTGTAAACTTAGTTGAGTAAGATAAATCTAAGTTTCCTTTAATATTTGTACAATGGAAAGCTGTTAAATTAGAACAGCCATAAACCATATAATATAATGGACTGCGCCAATCTGAATAGCTTTGAGTATGTCAATAATCTTTATAAGATGAATTTATTACTGTATCTAAACCACCTAAATCAAATGCCGGCACCTCTGTTAAGGCAATGCAGTTATAAAACATATATTTAAAACTAATACAGTTAGAAGTATCAAATGCTGGGAGATATGTTAGCCTTTTACAATTATAAAACATTCCATAATCCGGTGAATAGCTATAACCTAAAGCATAATACTCAAAATTTGAATCCTGTGGAGTATACGACTCATTAGAATATATATATACAGTACGTAAATTTGGACCAGTTTCAAATGCATTAATACGTTCTAAATAGGAGCAGCAATAAAACATTCTAGCTGTATTTGATATATTAGGTAATGAGACCCTAGTTATTGACTTAAGCGGATGATATGAAGCATAATCAAGATTACCGCCATATTCCTTAAATAGTGAAGCAGCAGAATGATCACTAGTACAAGTAAAATTTGATACGATAGAGCTAGCATAAGTATAGCTATTATCACAACTAAACATATAATAAATTGGAACATGTAAATTTGTATCTGGTAAATTTATAGTTAAATCTAAGTTGGTAAAATTTTCATTACTATAGCTATATGTGAACATATATGCCATATTTGTAACTTTATTAAGGTCCAATGAATTTATAAAAGTTTGCACAGCAGTATTTCCAGCTGTAGTAGTTAAAACTCTTGTACGGTTAAAAGCTGCATATAAATTTATTTTGCCTACTTCTGTTAAATCTAATATATCTAACAATCCTGATATATTTGACACTTTTGAAGTAGTACTATCACTATTATGTAAAAAATAAGATAAATTCAAAAGCCCAGGAGTTCTAAACACTACCTTACTATTATTAGCAACTAAACGATCTAATGTTGATTGGTATAATTGATAGAAAAAATAAGAAGCATCAATGCTATTTTGTGATTCTATTACTATGTCAAGATTTTGTAAAGAATTACAAGAATAAAACATATTTGTTGCAGCTAATGCTTTTTCAGTATAAATGTCTAATTTAACATTTTTAAGGGCAGAGCATTGATAGAAAAGTGAATCAATACTGGTTAAATTGATAGAGTTACATTTAAATTGAGTGACATCAGTTAATTTAGTACAACCATAAAATGCTCGATAAGCACTCATGCAAGTATCACCAATTAATGTAAGGTCTCCAACTGCCTGTAAATTTGTAGCTCCATAACAAAACTGATATAAACTTTTAGTATGCGCAATTCCCATTCTTTTTAAATAATCTAAAGTCGTATCATTTAAATTTGCTAATGTAGTATCTTGATAAAAATTATACTTTGCACGTTCTGTATTATTATAGTAGTTATTTATAAAATTATTAAAAGCATCTGGGTCAACCTCAGGAAGCTCGTATATTTGAATTTGGTCAATTTTTGTTGCATATTGTTCAAATGGAACAGCAGCTGAAACTCTACCACCTTTTTTATTAATTGCTTTTCTAATTGCTTCTTTGGCCGAAACTAATCTATTAAATTTTTCACTTGTTGAACTTGACATATACTAGTCTCCTTTTAAGTTAAATCATTACCATTACATAATACTGTTCTATATATGGTTGAATAATCACTTGAACCATATGCACAACTTGTATAACCACCAATACTATAAATTACATTTCCTTGAGCTACTAAATCCATACCATATCTATAATAAACTTGATAATTAGTTCCATTATAATCATATGTAGCAGTAAGATTTGTAGTACAAACATGAGATTCCTTTAGTTTTGTATCATATATATAAATAGTATTTCTATGTACAGAAGAATTATTTCCACCCATTAAAATTATATAACGATCATTAATTGTACAGCAACCAGCTGAATAATTAAAATCTGCAAATGGCAGATCACCTATGGAAGAAAACTTATTAGTTATAGGATCATACATAATTACGCTATTTCTATAATCATTCCAAGTTCCACGTCATTGTTGTCCAATAATATAAATTTTATTATTAATAGCAACTAATCGTTTATACCCTATATACTGTGAACTGGTGACATAAGTAGCAACACCAGTTTGTGTATCAAAAATATGAAGATAATTGCTGCCAGAGCCTGGATTAATAAAATATATTTTAGACCCTATAACACAAGCATCTAAACAGTAGTGTCAACTACTGTAATTTACCCCATGAACTTGAGAACCTGGCCAAGACTTAACTATTGCTAAAGTTTCTATACTACGAATAGTAAGACATGTTGATGCATAATCAAATGAATAAAATAATCCTTGTTGTTCATCAAATATTCCAGCACAATAAGAATAGTTTCCACCTGGATAGCTTTTTGTAGTTTTTTCATTTGTTAACAAGTCATAAATATATACAGTACTACCACCTCAATTAGAGTCTGATAGTGTATAAATTTTATTATTGTATAAAAATGAAACTGGTCCATAATAAACTTGTTTAAAGTCTCTACTAAGCATTGTATCAGAAGCAATATATCATCTATCGCGCTCTTCTGTAATTTTAAATTTTAGCTTATTTGTGCTATTATAGCTGCTTGTAGCACGATATTTAATTGTTATAAAGGATTCACCTACTGGGAGGTCAATCCAAAGAGCATATTGTAAACCTTCCTCTGATTCAGTAGAATAACTATACCCATAACCATTAAAACTTAATTGAGTAGAGCTGTCAGCTGTTGTGCTTTTTTCAAGTGTTTGATTAAGATTAGAAATAATTCCAAAATTATAAGAATAATTACCGGTATAATTTTGAAGACTTAGCTTAATTTTAGTTGCTTTTTTGGCAGTAAATGTAACTTTAGCATAAGCAAATCCAGTATCACCATTAAATGATCTACAAGAGTACCAACCACTACTATCTAAAGTAAAAGTATTTTGGCAATCTTCAGCAGAAACTTCAAAAGTGTATGCATTTAAATTTAATCAATTTCCAGATGTTTCTGACTCATTAATAATTTTATTGTTCTCAACTACGACTGAATCTATTTTTGCACAATCACCTAAAGTAATAACTGGGATCATTGTAGTATCAAAATGAATATTTGTCTCAATTTTTTCACCTGCTGAATTATATAAGTTAAAATAAGTATCAGCAGCAGAGGTAATTGGAGTATAAGTAATAAAATTACCATCAGAAGTATAGTTAAGACTTAGTGATAAATCACTTACAGGGCCATTTACTGGCACATAGTTATTTCCATCAAAAAATCTTTGAGCATTGCATTGAATATTTAGCTGTAAATTATCATTAGTTGTATAACTAGATAAATTAAAATGTTCATTATTTAAAATATTATAAGTAAAAGTTTCTTCTGGGTCATCTCCATTCTCAATCTCACCAAGATAAATTTCATCCTCATCATTTGCCTTAAAATAAATTGAATATGTTTCAGCTTTTTCTTGGTATGATCATGAAGCCTCTCCTAAGTTATCATATGTACAAGCAGCTAAGGGGTCAAATGTTCTATTATACTCCTTTGGGTCATCAATTCCAAGTATTTTATCTAATACAAAATTGGTATCAGGGTCTTTGCTTAAATTATCATAATTAATTGTTGCGCTACTTAAAATACCTGTTGGAAATAAATTAGCTTCATCTGAATTTGCAATTAATAAATCGGTATATTCTTCTCCATCAATAACCTTTATTACATCAAAAGATATGCTTATGGCATTAGAAAGATCAAAAGAACTATCTAAACTTATAATAATCTTTGCGACATTTGTATTTGTATTTATATTTGTAGTTATTTTAGTTGAATCTACAAAAGCATCTACTAAAATAGTATTATCACTTAAATATAGCTCAAAATTTAATGAACTAACGGTTTGATGAAATCTTAAAAAGCAATTTTTAATTCCGATAGTATTAATATTAATACGTTTAGTTGGATCTTGCTCTACAATAGTATTTTCATTATTATCATAAAAATATCAAGTTTCTTTAGAATACAAAAATTCTGGTAAACTGATTGTATCTGCTACTTGGTCTAAAAGTACGAGGCTATGCTTAACAAACTCTTCGCTATCTCCACCACCTGTTGGGAGATTTAAAATTCGTTGAGCAAAATCAATAGGTGCAATTGCAGCGCTTGTACCTTCTTTAGCACGAATAGCTGTTGCGGTTTCCCTAAATATTCTAACTAAGTTTTCTACTGTTAAAGCAATATCGCCCATGTTAATATTCTGTCTCCATTGCTTGATCAAATAAGTCTGCAATTTCTGCTTTTACTTGCGCAGGCAAATTTGTAATTCTTAAATCAATATTATGATATGCAGTATCTATAAGCTGAAAAGCAGATGATGCATAATAAGTACCATCTGCGTCAAGATTTATAGAGTGCCAATAATCATTAAATGTTGTTTCTGTATCGTGTACAGAAAATAATGGTAAGTTTAAATATAATGTTTTTGGTTGTTCAGAAGGCATAAATAACACCTCCTAAAACTATTCAACATCAATAGTAATCTTAGCTTGTCCTTTGACAATTGTTGGAATGTGGCCAGTTGTAATTTCAATAGAAGTATCATGACCTTCATCATCAACTAAATGACCATAAGCTAATAATGTACCACTATTTCCAGTACCACTATTTCCAAAAATACCAACATGTGTAATAACACCCCAGTTAGCTGTTGCAACATTAAAATGGATTTCATACTTATTGCGGACAGTGTTTGGATCTTCTGGGTCAAATTCAAATGGATATTGTGGACCTTCGTGGTGAGTGCTATTAATATAAATTCTTTCATAACCAGCATCACTGCTTGGTTCAGTAAAATTTGTGCCATCTGAACTTGGAGTTGTAATAGAAAGGCCCATATAATAGCCTGGTTGAAGCGTAGTAGTATTTACTTGGCCAGAAATTGCTTGAAGAATCGTTCTTTTTACTGTGTTTGTTAGCATAATAGTCTCCTTTAATAACTATGTTTATAATAAGTTAAGTCATGCACCGTGCTCTCAGACATACTTCCAAGAGTATGAATACTTTGACTATACTCGTTTAATTTAGCAAATTTTAAGTAAATAAATGATGTATTTAATGATGTTTCTGTATTAAATAATAATTTAGAGCTGTTTGCAATATTATTGTTTATGGGTAAATTTATAGTTAAATCTATATTTTTAATTAAAGTAGCTAAATGTTCCTGTTCTCTCAAAAACATTGTGCTTGAAGCTTTAATCAATTCGCCCTCTATATCACTAAAATATAAATGATGAGGAGGTCTAAAAATAAATGGTGCTTTTCATTTATTAGCAAGATTTAATGTGCCTAAATGAATAATGCCTCAATCTAAGTTCTTATAGCTACCAGCTAATGGGTATAAAGTACTTTGCATATGAAGCGTAAATAATAGACTCTTAGCTTTAAATGAGCTATTTATACTACTAATAGCTTTTGCACTAGCACTTGTAGTATCGGTTAAATTAGCAGCTGCTAATGCTGGTTCTGCATCAGCTAATATTGACAATATACTACTATTAGCTAATAATGTGTTTGTAATAAATAAACTTGATATGTGGTCATTTACCTTATTAATTAAATTAAGTGCAGTAATAGTAGTGACATTAACATGGTCTAAAAATGTAAATTCATGTACTGATACCTTCATAGTTGATGTGAAACTGAGAGGCATATTTGTATCTAAATGAATATCATTAATATATAATGGCAATTTTTTTGAAATATTAATCTTTTCTTTAATTGCATTATCTATCCAACTATTTGAAGCTAACTTAATTGGTGCTTTTTGTAAAAGATTAATGTAATATTTTTCTGTAAGGTCTTCTGACTTAATTACTAACTTTGGATTAAACTGTTTAGAAAATAAATTATTTAAATTTAAATTAAATTTTTTAATTACTTCATCATTTAAAACTAAATTTACACTAAAATTTTCTGGACTAATACTATTAAATAATAAATTTCAATTAAATAAATTATCTGATACTAAATTATTATACAATATTATTTTATCACTTGCAGTTTCAGTTATTTGTATCTTAGATAAAATTGGAGTGTCTAATACTAATAAAGACTTAAATTTTTCAGGCTTAGCACTTAACAAAATGTTTAATGGCAATACCTTTAATTTAGTTCCTAATAAATAGCCTAAAGAGCTAGAAACTATACTATCTAATAAAGTTAAATTTTTTACAATAATTGTATCAGAAATATGATATTTTGCTCATGCTGACATTGCATTTAGTAAAGTACTTGCTGGAGTTGACCTACTTGTTATAGTATTATCTATATGATAGTTTTGTAAATCTGCATTAATTGCTGAATATACTAAAGCAGTTGGTGTAGAATAAGAATTAATAATATGGCTAATATGAAAATTTTCTAAAGAACCAAAAGTAGCTGCAAGTGCTCCAATGGCTCGAATACTAGTTTTAAATGTGTGAGAAATTTCTCAGTGTCCAAGCTGACCAAAAGCAGCTGGAAGTGACAAAGCACCAAGACTAATTCGTGCTCACTTTAATAATGTAATATTACATAAATTTCCAAATGTAGCTGGGAGTGTGTTTAAAATTTTAAATGGTATTTTAAATGTGGCAAGATTTAAATTACTAATCAAGTCGCCTGTAGCTGGGTAGCCTATAAAATTAAACTTAGATGCAAATATGTGAGCTAAGTTAACTCTAAAATAAACTCCATGGTCCACTGTTGGAACTAATGTAGCTGAAAATGGTAAATTAAAATGAGTAACTCTTGGAGTTAAAGGCACAGAATCGATATTTTGTATATCATAAACAAAATTAATATTAGCAATAGGTAGCCATGGTTTTAGCTTACACCACCAAATGCTTTTAATTGGATAGTCTAATCTACTAGTTGCAATTTCTGGATTAAACTTAATATTGACATTATCAGGAAGATTAATACCAATTTTAAAAATATTAGAAATATTGTTTGGATCAAATAAAATATTATCACTTATATTTGAAGTAAGATCTGGCAATATATAACTGTTTGACGTAATAAATGGGTTAATGAAATTAGCTTTGTTTGCTTGACTGCTAATATTTGTAGTTATTGGTTGTCCAATAATACCGTCAGCACTAAAATGTAATGTTTTAGCTTTTGTATCTCAAATATCTGGCAACATTAGAATTTCTCTTGAGCTTATAGAAATAGTAGATCTAAAAACATCTGCTACTTCTTTTGGAACAGTTAGCCAAGTATTAAATTTAATTGTTTCAACCCCAAAATCAATATTAGAACTTAGATAATCTGGATTAACTAGCTCAATGTGTAAATCTTTAAAAGAGATTTCTTCTGTCTGTCCAAAGTAAATTTCTGGTACAATAAAAGACGGCTCAGACTCTTGGACTGAGACATGGGTATTTAAGTTATCTTCATCCAAGTGCAAGTTGGCCGTCAATTTATCTGCTTCTGCATTTTTTATAGAAAGCTTAAGCTTTGTACTTGCATTTAGCGCTATAAAGAACTTAAATATTGACTTAAATACCTGCCTGACATTTCGTCTTATGAATAAATAAGTTTTATATAGTCTATTCATTTTTTAGCTTCCTGCTATATCCTCAATTATTAAAATCTCTACATCTGAGCCATCACATCTAGCAAAAATAATTTTTTTACCAGCAGAGATAACTCTATAAGAGCTGCCACTAACAGTTGTGTTATTAGCAACAATTTTAAGTCCATATGTAGACTGATTATCTACGGTAAATAATGTATTATCATCTACATTTATTAAAGTAAGCAAAGAAATAAATCCTTGTTTTACAGTTGCTGGAATTACTAATACAACCTCATCTCCAACTTGTACAGTATATGTTGCTTCCGCATTATCTGTAAAACTGTATGTAGCTAATTGATGTGTCTTATCATATGTACAAATTGGTTTATCTTCTTTTGTAGCATTAATATTATCACTTAAAGTTTCTAGGTCTGTGAGCGTTGCAACACCGTCAAGTACAACTGAAAAGGCTGTTTGTACTTCATTGTCTAAATATAAACTAAGAGTTTTAGAATTACTATCATATCCAAGACTTTTTATTAAACTTCCATACGGAATTTCAATATTAGTAGTCTCAGCTTCACCATTAATAGTTTGTGTGTTAAAAGTTAATGTGCATGATCTAGTGCTTTCAGATTTAGTAATAGTAATATCACCAATAGCTGTATCATATAAACTAACTTTACCAGAGCTAATGCCTGAATTTAAGGCAGTTAATTGAGCACTACTAAGCTTTTCCTGCTTAGCATCTAAAATATGGTCTAAATCTACTTTAAATTTAGATAAGTTTTCTAATGAAACATATTTATGTACCATAGATTATACCTCCATGGTTATTCTGCAGTTGGGCAAGTTGCAGTAATTGTTACATGGCTAGTTGGATTACTTAATATAATAATTCCAGTCACATTATCATAAGTTTTTGACGCTCCAGATACAACAATTGATGTCGGTAAAATATGACCTGCATCAGGCACTAATGTTAAATAAACTGTAGCATCTTCTAAAATCTCGGTAGCACCATCAAGACTTCCATTAGTGATTTCGCCTGTAATTGTATATACTGCTTTAAATAAATTATCAATTTCAGCATTTGTTGCTGCTACGAATTCAATATCACCAGCACCTAATAAACTTTCGCCATTAAAAGTTTTAAGATTAGTACCAGAAACAAGTGTTTCTTGTTTACTATTTAAAGCCGTATCGAGATATGTTGTATTATATAAACTACTATTTTCATAAGTAACTGTGAAAATTTGTTGAACAAGGTCAAATACAATATGAGTTGCTTGAACTGTTTGAGTATTAGCATCAATTGAAGATGATATATAAGTATATTTATAACCGTCTCTAACTGCAACTCTTTGGACTAAGTAAGTAGTATTATATTTAACAACACATACTTGCTTAGTTAATTCAGCAACTTGTGCATCAGTAATGCTACCAGTAGTTGCATTACTAGAAATATCTATGACACCAACATCTTTAATTTTGTATAAAACACCATTAATTTTTAGACCAATTAAGTCTATTTCACTACCATCAAATTCTGGATTTGGAATAATGCTGGTTTGAATTCCGGCAAGAATCTCATCTAGTTTTTTATTTCTAGCCCTATCAAAAACACTTTCAGAATAGGTAACTATTTCATCTTCTGTGGCGGCTTCTAATGCGCCATAAATTTTAATCATTTTATCTGCCATAGTTTATCTCCTTACCTATCCAATAATAAAGTTAAGATCACCCTTAATCTTATTAGCAGTTCTATAAACATTTACAGAATATGTTGCATTATAATGATTAGTAAATGTGACATTCGCTTCAACTAACTCATAAGGGACTGGCCAACCACTACTACTAAGACTATTAATTGTTCCTTTAATAATAAAATATACATAAGTTGGAGCATCCCCAATATTTGCAACATAGCTGCTTGGTTTTGATAAATAAGTTTTAATACTACCAGTATCACTTATTACATCTTGCAATGAGCCAATGATTTCGTCAATATCATCGCTAGCCATTGGACCAATAAAATGTCTATATAATGGGCTAATAGTAGCTGTTTTACTTCCTACACCTGTGGCACTTAAAGTAAATGTATGTGAATCATAAGCAGTATCTACTGAACCACTTCCAGAAGCAGACTCTGGGTGTTCTACAATTAAATTTCCGTCTAACATTAAATTACTAATTCCTGTATATTTCTTTAAAGTATAGCTATAGCTGCATAATTTTTTATCGCCAAGTTCTGTGCTGCCTGGACTAATACTAAATGAGGTAATCATAGGATTTGTATCAACTGCAAATGATTGAATCTCCGAAATAGTATCTACACCAGTTGCAACATATGTATGTCCAGCCTTGAAATTATCACTACCGACAGCAGATGTACAATAATATAATTGTCCTGGTCTATATCCACCTTCTTCAAGTTCAGCACCTGTAATTAATAAGGCACCCTCTGTAATACTAAGATTACCTTCACCTAAAACACTTTTCTCATTAATAGTTTTAATATTTGAACCACTAACTAAATTATTTTGTTTTAAAGCTAAAGCAGCTGCAATCTCAGCCTTTGTTGGATAGCTTTCAACCTTACCAACAAATTCCCAAGACTCTTCATTTACTAATCAACGATAATAAGAAGTAGCATCTTCTTGAGTCTCATCAACTAATACTTTAATTATATCATTATCACTAATTTTGCTAGTATCATAATCTAATAAGTCTTGTTTTGTACCAACGATATCAACAACGTCAGTTCTATTTTCAATGGAGTCAATTCTATCAGATAAACCTTGGTCAACTGCACGTCTTTCTGCAGTTTCTTGCTCTAATGCTTCATCTAATTCAGCGTCTTTGGCAACTCTAGCAGACTCCTCAGCTCCAACTGCATTAGCTAATGCGGTATCAGCTGTAGCTCTATCATTTACTTCCTTATCAATTCTTTGACTTAATTCATGAATACTTCCAGAACCACCACCAATAATATCATCGATAGCTTGCTCTAATTCAGCATCTTTATCAGAACGGGCGGTTGCCTCATTTGTTAAAGCCTCAGTAATAGCTGCAGCTAAGTTAGCTCTAGCAGTTTCTTCATTACCAATTCTACGTGTAAGAGCATCTACCTCAGTGCTTCTAGTTGTTTCTTCAGTAGTAATACGACTAGTCAATAATGTTACCGCAGTTTCTCTGTCAGTAATTTCAGTATTAATCTTACTAAGAAGACCAGTCTCTGTAATTTCTGCACGTTGCTTTTCCTCTTGGATAGCAGTAGTTCTGTCAGAAATTTCAGTATTAATTGCTCTTTCTAAAGCAGCCTCTTTACCACCGGCTCTAATTTCTTCTGCTCTAACTGCTTCTTTACGATCTGTGATTTCTTGGTCTAGCTTCTCGCTTAATCTATTTTCAACAGCCTCTGCTCTAGTTTTTTCATTAGATACTGCAGCTGCCCTATCTGTAACTTCTTGTGAAATTTTTTCATCAAGGCTGTTATCAGCAGCGCTTCTTTCAGAAGCCTCTGTAGTAATTTTATTTGTTAAAATTTCATCTTGAGCTTGTCTTGAGCTCGCCTCAGTATTAATACTATTAGTCAAAGTTGACTCGGCTCGTTGTGCTCTTTCCTTTTCTCTATTGATAGCTGTATTTAAATTACGTTCAGTTTCAGTGCGGGCAGCAACTTCTGCGAGTAAATCTGCACGCAATTGTTCAGTAGCTTTTTGTAATTCATCTTCAGCTAAAGTAAATTTGCCATTTGGAGAAGCTGCTGCTTCTTCATCGCTCATATTTTTATTATAAGCATAAATTCTATGATCATCAATACAAAGACAGAAATAATATTCTGGCATAGCATATTCAGAATTGCTATGCATTTTTTTCATTTCTTCTCTAGTTAAGACTAATCTAATATCAACTGGTAAAGGAGCAGTAACTTTAAATCCATTTGGGAATTGTTGGGCTCTTTTTATTAACTCTGACGCGTTCATTAGTTATTGTCCTCCATCTCTATTCTTCATTATCAGATGCAAATACAAACTGATAACCTAAATTTTCATCTTTTGTTGGTAATACTTGATAGTAGATATAATATTCCTTAGCTTCTTCTTCACCATCACCTTGATACCAACCAGTAGCATAATCTCAGCCACCTAAAATACTTGTTGGAGCATATGTACCATCTTCTTGAACATATATAGCAGCAAGTTTCCCGCAAGTTACTGGATAAATAAAGATACAATGCTTACCGTCTTCTCTATAAATACCTCCACGGTCAATGACAACAGAGGTAATTATACAAGAAACAGACTCAGACATTGGAACATCTTTAGAATATAACTGAGGAAATATCTCAAGTGCTGGCGGTAAAATTGGATAACCATCTGGTCCAACTTCCATGTCGATAGCACCATAAAAACATTTGCCTCTTGAAGCAAGATAAGCTAAGTCATTAAAAATTGTAATTTGACCTTTAATATAATTCATTGTGGTGCTCCTAAATTAAGATTAATTTACGTCTTGGCACAACAGTATCAACATATTCAGTACCATTGGCATGAATCTGTAATTTAATTTCATAATAATATGTACCTGGATGTAAGTTTTCAGTATCCTCTGGTGATAATCTAATTAAAACATTTTTATCACCATTAACATCTTGTGTTGTATAAATATGTCTTACAACAGCATTTTCAAATTTTTGATGAGGCTCTAAAATAGCAAAAAATATTTTATCGGTGCCAGAAATTTTATATAATTCATTATTGTTATAGTACAAATAAAGAGGCGCTATAAATGAATCGCCTGCAGTTAATGTAATAATGCCATTTTCAGCAATTTTATGCATTTTATGTCCTCCAATTTAATAAAAGCCCGTAGACTTCTCCTCTCGGGCTTTATTATTTTTATTACTTCTTATTGTTTAAGCTATTTGCGAACTTGATGCAGTCATCAATGTAAGCACTTAGCTGATCAATGAAAGCGCTAATATCGAGCCCGTTTGCTTCACAGCTAGCCTTAACCATGTCAATGACCATTTGCTTTTTATCTTTTCCACTCTTGCCACTTTGTTCAGCAACTTTCATTGCAGCATCAGCGGCAGTCATAATCATTGCCCAAATTTCTTTGGCTGATTTTTCTTTTGCGGCCTTAATAAATCCTTTAATTGAGAAGAAGGCGCCAATACCTGTTCCAATTAATCCGACTAAAGCAGTAATTAATGCAATTAGTCCGTTAGCAGTGGTAATCCAATCCATAATTTTATTTCCTTTCTAATCTTTTATTTTTTTGGTGGAATTGCTGGAAGTTCATCAAATTCTTCCTTCCAAGCATTTACGTATTCTTTAAAGTGATTTCCACCTAAATTAGCATAAGTATTATATAATTCATGTCAGTTAGCTCTATCACTAGCACTGGCATAACCCTGTTCCTTACAATAGTCAAGAGACTTTTTCATATCGTTTCTTAAAAGGGTAACAGTGCCTTTTGTATTATCTGCTAAATCAGATTTAATTTCTTCAATTTCTTTTGTAATATTATCTAACTTAGCATTAATAGGTTTATTTTCTTGACGAATAGCACCACAAATAGTATCATGCAATCTTTTGTCTTCAGCAGCTTTTGCAGCTTCTTCATTTTGATCTTCTTTTTTATTACGCTTTTCTGCTTTATGCCTTGCTCTTTCCCCGATATATCCAGAAACGCCAAGCACTCCTAGAACAGTACCGAGTAATCCAACAACAGCAATTACAATTGTTAACCAATCTGGCATAGTGTCGGCTCCTCCTTGAATTTATTATTTTATTATTCTAATAAAAATTCACTTTTATCAATTAATTTAGCGAATTATTTTTTTAGTAACTCTTTTACTTCTTCTTTTACTTCTAAATAATGTCTTGCGTATTCCCCACATTGTGTTGCAGCATCTTCAAATCAAATTGAATCATACTCATATGGGCAGGTTAAACCTTTTCTATCATATTTAAAATAAATAATTCAATATCTAATAGCTGAAGGTAAACTTACTAAAAATAACATAAGTGGTCCAAATAAACAATTTTGGAAAGTATGGCCAAATTCATGATCATTTATGGAACGATATGAGCATTGATCTCTAACAAACATCAATCCCATTTCAAAACCACCCCAGTATTCTGGATTAACCTTTATATAATAAATTCAATAAAATTTCTTAAAAGTAATGCTTTTTGTAAACAATTTTGCAATAGCTAATATAGCAGTAATTAATAATCCTACAAAAGTAAGAATAACTCCTCATGTACCTGCAAGTAAATAATATAATCATCTATTTTTTACGAGCACTTTAGTAATTTTTGTACACAAAAAGAACATAAAATTACCAATTTTTGAATGTTGAAACTTTGGTTGAATATCTTTATCTAGCATAAATTATCCTCACTTAAATAATTTAGCTAAATAAAAGCTAAATAAAAGACTATATATTTTATATATAGTCTCTATTTATTTATTTTTCTTAACTTTTCTAGTAATAGCACCATCAACTGTCACTCTGTGAATATCTTTTACCTTACTGAGAATTCCTTCTTTAATAAGCTCTCCAAGAGAAACAGGTTTATAATCAATTGCTTCTGCACAGAAATTATAATATTGGTGTTTGTCAACTCTGAATTTGTGATTTTTAGCGTGAACATGCCCACATAAATTGACTAAATAATCTGGACATGGAATAATTGGCTCATGTGATAAAATGATCTTATCACTAATCATCAATGGGCCAGAATAAACTTCATCAAATAATTTATTATCAAAGACTACATGTTTATCTAATTCATGTTCACCCATAAAAAGCTCTTTTGGAAGCTTGACAGACTTAGCTAAATCTGCTTTTAAATTAGTAATATCAACTGTTGCTCTTTTATAGTAGTCAGCACCCCTGTCATGATTACCAAGCAATAAAACTTTATAACCAACTTTTAGCTTAGCAACACAATCAATATTACCAACATCACCCAGACAAATTAAAGTATCATTTTTACTTGCAACTGAATTAATATTTTTAATAATATAGTTATCTAAATCTTCAATAGAATTAATACCTTCTGGTAATTTTCCATTTGCTTTTCTAAATTCGAAGCTTTCAGTATCAGAAAAATGAGGATCGCTTATGATATAAACTGACCCTTTGGCACTCCACTTTTTGAAAATGTCATATAAAATACTAATCATTTTTCTTTTCTCCTACATATATTATACAATAAAAAAGAGGCTTTGTAAACCCCTTTTTATTCAGTAACAGTTTCTATTCGTGGAATAGATGTTTCATCCTCAAGCTCAGTGCCACACTGATCATAGCATTTAAAGTCCTTATCATCGATAACAAGAACATTTTGTGGATGAAAATACTCTTTTGATGCACTATATTTCCAGACTCCACAATCAAGTCCAATAATATTTTCAAATTTATAAATACTTGTATCATCAGACCACTTATTATTGATATGTTGTCTAAAATCAGTGACAACCCAGTGCCCGCAAACAAGGACTTTTCCATTAGCAGCTTCTTCTTTAAAATAACCATCAAGATACTGCTGATATGGACATCCCCAAGTTGCATCTTCTATCTCAAACTTTGTTGCAGTTTCACGCCAGTCTTTAAAGTACTCAAATCTACGATTATCTATATAATAACTTGGTAAACCATCAACATTTCTTAACGGGATAAAACTATGAACAAAAATAAAATTTCCTACCTCATACCAGGGTTTCCATTGATTACTATATAACCAGTCTGTAACTGAGCTATGATTAACTTCTCGTAATATTTCTTGCCAGACTTGTTGAATTCTATCATATGGGTCTTCCCCAAGTTTATGCCAATATGCAGCAGTCATAATTTCTGCACTATAGCCGGCTATATGACAAAAAGTATCAACAGTATGATTACTAAAGTCATAACTATCAGGAAATTTCTTTTTTAAAAGCTCTTTATATAAAAGCTCGTGATTACCCTGTATGAGAATACATCTTCTTTTAGGAATTGAAATTAAAAATTTATATACTCCCATTGTATCTGGGCCACGATCAAAAACATCACCACAAACAATTAAAGTATGATTTTTATTCTTTTTATCAAAACCAGCTTGTTTTAATGATGTTTTTAATTCTTTATAAAAGCTATGAATATCAGAAACTACAAAATATTTCATTATTTATCACTCCAAATATCTTCTAATACTGTCAGTGGTAAAGAAATTAATAAACACAGAGCTACAAATGGAATTAATAAAACTGCACCAACTATACAAAATGGAATAGCTATAATAGTCGATAAAACTTTTAATATGGTTTTCATTATTCTTCACCGCTACTTTCCCGCCAAGCTTTAAGCATCTCTTCAGCTTCCTCATCTGAATGTGCATAATCATAATGGCCATCTGGAAATTGGACTTCTTGCATTACATATTCATCTGCTCCTACAAATGCAAACTTTCCCATTTCATCAATATGATCCCACAAAGCACGCACCCACTCTACAATAATGGCACCGCAATCTTCATGGTAAATACGCATGTCAACACGATATTCATCAGTTTCAAAATTATCTAGTAAAAATTGAATAAACTTTATATGAAGACCTGCTTTTACATCAGATTTACTAAAATATTGTCTATTATAATCCACAATCATTACCCCAAATAAAGTTCATAATCTTTCTTTTTAACATAATAAACTTCTTGAGTTGCATCTAAGTAATGCTCAAAATCTTCTTTAGACATTTCAATTCGATGCTCATCAATTCTTTTTGGCGAAGTCCATCTCGTTTTATTGGTAGTCCATTTTGGCTCAAAATTTTCATCCATTGGGTATAAAGTTCTGCCAATATACTTCTCAGTTCCGTCTTCGGCTGTCTCTTTCATAAAAGTAATATTTTCTTTTATTTCTCTTCCAGCTGGATTATAATATCTTAAAACAATTTCTTGATAATGCTCTTGTAATCTTTTCTTATAATATTGCCAGAAATCAGAATAATAACCATGCTCTAAGTGGTCATCTACTTCTTCATCTACAAAACTTTGGCTTGAAATATAAATTATTTGTTTACCATCATTACAGCAAGCCATTGAAACAATATAAGGATAATATGGAATTAAATCTAATAATGTATCAAAATGAATATCAATAGTAATATAAACTTTATGCTTATTTAATTCCTTTAAAGTGTACTCTTTTCCCCAATATTTATAAGTATAATAAACATCTTCCCTTTGGCCAGATTTTTGACGTTTATCTGGAACAATTTTCTTATGTTCAATTACTTCTAATTCTGGACAAAGCTTCATTGCTTCATCATGGTTCCAAGGTGTAACTGTTAATACCTTATGCTGATGTAGAACTCCGCCTGTTCTTTTCTTAAATTCTAAAAAATCTCGATACTCGTCTGAATAATATGCACCAACGCCTTCACCCATCTTAACTGGATTTCCATTTCGGTCATACCAACCAGCAGTACCTGCTATATGATCACATAAATCACACTTGCCACTAAACATTGACATATTTAATTCTCCTTCGCCTTTTGAGCTACAAATCATCCTTTTGGGACTTTTGAATATTATTTTTATATATTATACAATTTATTTAATTGCATCCATTGGATCATATTCTGATGCTAGCACATCATCTTTAGACTGCTTTGGAAGTTTTGGTTCAGGAACAACAACTTCTTCCTCTTTCTCGTAGTCCTCTAAAGTAACTGGATGAAAAAGCTTTTCTAATTTTTCAAGATAGTTATCTCTGTCCTTTTCTTTTTTCCAACCTATTGTCTGAGAATTGCCTCCATCAGCACCCCTAAATCTTATTTTATAAGGAAATTTTCCATTAGCCTCATCATAAGCATCAACCCACCAAGTTAAATCTAAATCAATATAATTGACTGTTTCTCCAGCTATTAATTTTAATTTCTTTCCCATTATTCTTTCTCCTTAAGCTCTAAAACTGGTGCAATATATTCCCAGTCACAAGAATGATAACCGGTGTCTTCTTTGGTATAAATATAGAAATTTTCTGTATTATATCCAAGTTTTGCTAATAGTTTTGTAATATTCTCTTTTAATTCTTTATCTATTTTAGCATCATCATTAAGATAGCCATTTGGGCTGACCAAATCTTTATAATGATTAGGATCCCAGCTAGCTCCTACTTCCCAGCCAAATTCATAAGCAATTCGAAGTAAGCTATTTATAATATTAATAATTTCAGCATCCATATTTATTCTTTTTCATCATTTAAATAGACTAGTCTATCAATATACTCACGACCTTCATCAATAAATCTTGGAATATCATTATCAATAATCCATTTTTCATCTTTTTTAATGCAACAACTGCCACGTTTTTGAGTTGTTTGAAGTTCTCCCCAAACAATTCCGGCTTCAGTCTCAATTTTAGCTTTTGTATCTCTAAGATTTAAACCTTGTAAAGATTTATGACTAAATAATGATTGTGCGAGAGAATTAATTGAATTCCTTTCTGCATCAAGCTGCCTCCAAAGAACACAATTAGTAACCTCTTCTTTTGGAATATTGAAAACTCTGCTATCAAAATATGCGCCTTTTCTTCTTGCAGTATCATGAGCTAAATCATATTTATCAATTTCACCTTTATCTGCAATACTATCTAAATAATATTCATTAAAATATTTATTAAAAGCATATGTTGCAAGAGCTGCTGATACGGAAGTAATTTTTTGAACTTCGTAATCAAACCAAGCACTTGTATTCAATTCTTTGTAATCAACTAAAACAAGAGTAATTTCATCACTTTGAGTATAACCTAAAACACAGCCCTGAATATTTTCACAAAGATATTTCATGGTTGCTTGCATAGACTTAACTAAAACTTCATCAAATGGTTTTTTAAATCCACGTGTAAATGTGTGAAAATGACAACCATCTAGCCTAATAATAACTGGAGTTCTACGAGTAAGTCTAGTCTTAGTAACTTCCTCATAATAAGTTTTCATTCTGTCGCCTAATGCATCTCTAATCATATTAAAATACCTCATTATATTATACAATAAAAACCCAGCAAAATAGCTGGGTTTTAATGTAGTTTTTAAATTTTAAGCTATTCAGTTAAATCTGTTTTGCCTTTTGTTTTCTTGGTTGGAGTTTCAGCAACAGCACCTAAGACTTTTGGTCCAAGATAGCCAAGAAGAACAGATTTAAGGTCGATGCCTAAGGTCTTATTAAGGCCGGCAAAGATTTGATCACCATGTTGTTGAATTTCTTCAACAAGCTTAGCTTCATTGCCAGAACCATACATAGTGATTCCATCAATTTGACCTAATGCAGCAGCAATTGGTTCACTGTAAGCTCTCACTGTTTCTGGCAAGACACCGCTGTCTAAAACAAGTTTTAAGGTAGCAGCATCATTGAAGGCCTTCATAGCTTCTGCTTTTTCTTTAGTTGCAGTAGCTTCAGCTTCACCTTTTGCTTTAATACCTTCAGCTTCAGCAAGAGCAGCTTGTTTATTAGCTTCAGCTTCTAACTTGATAGCTTCAGCCGCTTTAGCACGAGAAACTCTTTGAGCTTCAGCTTCGATAGCAACAGCATCAGCTTTTTCTTTACGAGCAAGTTTTTCAGCTTCAGCAGCAACTTTAAGTTTTTCAGCTTGTCTTTGAGCTTCAATAAGTTCAGCTTCAGCTTTCTTTTGACGTCTATATAATTCTGCTTCAGCTTCTTTTTCTGCAGCATATTTATCTGCATCAGCTTTCTTATTAACAGTAGCAGCTAATTTCTTTTCTGCTAATTCAACTTCTTTATTTCCAAGTTCAACTTCACGTTCTCTCTTAGAAATTTCTGCATTAACTGTAGCAGTATTAATTTCTTCTTGTCTCTTTTGAGCTTGAATTTTATAAGCAGCATCAGCATCAGCCTTTGCGGTATCTGTTTTAATCTTTAATTCAGACTCTTTAAGACTATATTCTGTGTTCTTTTGAACAATAGCTGTTTTAGAGGCAACTTCAGCCTCATTGGCTTGTTTTGATGCTTCTGCACGAGCAATTGTAACGTCTCTTTCAGCATTTGCTTTAGCAATAGCAGCTTCTTTAGAGATTTGAGAAATATTATCAATACCTAAATTTTCAATAACATGGTTATTATCTGAGAAGTTTTGAATATTGAAGTTAACTAATTCAAGACCTAACTTAGACATATCAGGGATAACATTTTCCTTAACAGCTTCAGCAACACCTTTTCTATCTTGAACTAATTGACGAATACCAACAGTACCAATGATTTCACGCATATTGCCTTCAAGAACTTGTTTAACTTGTTCAATTAAATCTTCTTGACCCATACCTAAGGTGGCTTCAAATGCTCTTTCAAGTAATTCTGGATCACTAGACACTTTTAAGTTCGCAACACCATCAACATTAATATTAATAAATTCATTAGTTGGAATAGATTCACGCGTCTTAATGTCAACTTGGAATACTTTTAGAGATAATTTATCTTTTCTTTGTAAGAATGGTAATCTCCAACCAGCTTTTCCTCTTAAAATTTTTCTCTTACCTGCACCAGAGATCATGATGGCCTCATCTGGTCCTGCTTTTGTATATGCACAGACAAAAAAGATGATTAAGAAGAGCAAAGCTGCTCCGCCAACACATAAACCGATAATTAATCCTAACATAATAAATGCTCCTTTCGTAAAAATTATCTACTATATAATACAGTCTGTTCTAGATTTTATTAACAAAAATTAGTGCAAAAGCTAACCAAGTTGCTAAAATTTGAATAAAATGAATACTTTGATCAACTATTAAATTTATCTTTAATTTATTAGCTTTTAAATCATCAACAAATGCATGAATAGTTAAATTAATTGGAATTGCTAAATAAAATAATTGTAAATCTATATTATTAATTAAAGAATAAATTAAAATAGGCAAGAAAATCATAATAGACCAGGATAAGGCATGACAAAATAAAGCCATGATATAATCATGCTTATAAAGTTTATCTGGTGCATTTTTCTCCCACCATTTTTTTTGTTTTGCTGATGCTAACCAACCTTGTAAATAGTAATCATCTACAAGATGGGCTAATAACATAAATATTAATAAAAATACTACCATATTATTCTCCTATTGAATAGTCAATAACTATAATCATACCAGTATATTGGATTAAATCAAATGCTTCGCTTGGAATACCTGCATTAACAAAATGCTTTTTATATGTTTTATCTAAAACTGGGTATGCTTGAAACCCTGTAAATGGTCGTCTTGAAAAATTAAAGAATTCTTTGCACCAATTTAAAGTTCTAGCATATCTTAATTCATGCTTTTCACGTTCCCAGCTTTGATCACCATAGCTAATAGTAAAACACATATTAACCCAGTCAATACCAATTAAATCAGTAATATCCAATGGTCTCTCTGAGTTAAGCTTCTTAGTCATTGCAAACTCAATAACTTTACCAGCAGGTAATTTATTTTTAACTAATTCTACAAAATTATCTAAATCTTTATTTAATACTGGGCCTAAAATATTATCGCAAAATGGTTCTCTAATAAGAATTCGACAATTAGGCAGCATAACATCTTGAAGTCTAGCTAACATTGTTCCAATATAATCATCTGATAATTCATGAAGAATAGCACTTAAAACAATACAATCATATTTATTGGTTGTAGTAGCTAAAAATTCATTTATTCCCACACCATAATAAGTAACACTGTCTGAATTTTGACAATTATCTTTAAACTGAATATCTACTGCATCAACATGCGCTCCCCATTTTTCTGCAATGTCTCTACTAATTTTACCAGTTCCAGCTCCTAAATCTAAAACAGATTTAAAACCTTCTGCATAATCAACAAGCATTGCCTTATCTTCTGCAGTATCCATTCTCTTTCCAAATTCAATAATAGATTTGTCCATAGTTATTTGCTCCAAATATTAAACACTCTCTTTTTATAATCACAGGCCGCACCCCAAGCATAATCACAATCACCTGTTAATACCGGGTCTTCCCATTCATGAAAATAAATTATCTTTTTCTTATAATCAAAAAACATATATTGTCCATGAATATCATCCTCTATGAAATAATCAAACTGCGCTTTACTAACACAACGAGTAAAATGACCATTTTCATATTTTTTAAAATAGTCTGGGTATTCTATAATTTTATGTTTTCCATTTTCAGAAATTTCTATAATCATACTATTATATTATACATCTGAAAATAAGCTAAAATTGGCTTAAAATAAAAAATAAGCCATAATTGGCTTATTTAATCTTATAATAACTTTACTAATTATTTTTTATTTCTAGCATAAGTATCTGTTTGTGAATGACAGTTCGGACACAATAATTGCAAATTAGTTAGCTCATTATTTAGATGATCACCATCAATATGATGTAGTTGTAATGAAATAGGTTTTCCATTTCATTCTTTAATATGACACTCAGCACATTCATATGGAACACCACGTCTTAAAAGTCTAGCAATAGTTCCAGTGTTTTCAACAGCAGCATTTCTAGCTACCCCTTTTACAAACCACTCATCATCTGAAATATCACGTTTAAACTTGTCTAAATTAAAACCATGACGAGCAGCAGCAGCTTTAATAGCATTAGTAGAGTCTGTAGATATTTTATTTCCTTCACGAACATTATATCCTAATGCTTGTGCTAATTCATATAATGAATTAAAGCTATCTATTTTTTCTTGTGTTCAATCGCCATTGTTAAAAGCATCATCTGCACGATTTTCATTTAATGCTAAATCTTCTAATAATTCATCTAGACCTAAAATAATTCCATTTTCCATATCATATAATTTAGCAAATAAAAAAGGCCAAACTCAGCTTGGCGAGGGAGGGACTTGAACCCACAATTTCCAGATTTTGTCTGGCGCTTTAACCACTTAAGCTACCTTGCTAATGAAATAAGTATTGGCTCTAAGAAATTAAATTGGCCCAGCTAAATAAGGTACTCTACCACTGAGCTACTGACTACGGAATGGTTACCGTAGGCAGGTTGGATTCGAACCAACGACCACCCGGTTAGAAGCCGAAAGAAATAA